CTTTAATTCATTATTGTATACTATTTCCTTATTTGGGAAGTATTTTGCTAGTTTGTTTAAATCAAAACCAGAAGGAATAGTTAATTCTTTAGTAACCTCATTATAATCATAAGCACAAAAAGTATAACTATAAGTAAGTTTACTCCATACAGATAAGGAATGTTCTAGTTCTTTACAAGACTCTTTAATATAATCCTTAATTATTATTCTAGTAGGTCTTATTTCAATCACTGTTGAAACCTCCTAATAAAAATTTATATAAATTTAAAAATTTCCTTTTAATATATCAGAATTTCAATTATATGTTAATTAAAAAATTAAATAAAAAAAAAATAACCCATTACTCAAAATAAGTAATGGGTCAAATACTATTTATTTAATGAAGTCATCAAAGATTGATGGATTAAATTTATCATAAGTGCCAAAGTAGTTAGTTGTTAATTGCTTGTAAATCTGTTCAAATAGAAGTCCTTTAGATAATGAATCACTATGAAGAATACCATCTGTAATACGATATAAATTATATTCTGGGAATTCATCTTCTAGGAATGCTTCTCTATCTAAACCTTTCTTAAGTACAAACATTTGACGTAAGATTAATTCAATATGAATGTAATTGATATTTAATTTTGCAGTATCAATTAATTCCATGAAGTAATTAGTACTTTCAGTAATATCATGAGATTTAATATAATCATTTTTCTCAATTAAGTCTTTGATTGCAATAAGTGGTGCTGATAAACCATTATTTTCCATTACATATTGGAAGATAGGTTCATTCTCATCAAAGTCTTTTAGATTAATACAATAGTAATTATTATCTTCTTTATCTTCATTCATTTCCAAATTATCTTTAATACTTTCAGCTAAGATTAAATCAATTGGAACTGTAATTTTCTTTCTTCTTCCATCATTAATGTCAATGATTTCAAATGTTCTTAAAATCATGTTGTCCGTTTCTTCATCCGTATCAACATTATCCTTTTCAATATATAATTTAGTATTAGTATCTTTTAGAAGTACTAAGTTTCTATTTACATTAAAGTTATCATCAAAATTCTTACCCCAATCAATCTTACTAGCAACCGCTTGAAGTAAATGTTTAGATGATAATAGGCGTTGTGTTAATGGATTCGTAAGTAATAATACTGAAATTACACCAACATTCATCTCTTGGTTAATACGATATAATTCACCATAACATGTTTTACAAACACCATCAGTACAACCACAAGTGATAGGAGTTCTTAACCATATAGTTTGACCTATTAAATCTTCTCTATCTAAAGTAATAAGTTCTAACATTCCATTTTCATTCAAGAACCATCTATCTTTAAGGCGTTTTAAGAAGCCTTTATTTTCAATAGTAATCTCAATAGGATGCATTGTACCGCAATCATCTTCATCACTAACTGTTAAGTCCATGTTAAGAATACCTAATTTACGAGTTAAATAACCAGCATCCCTAACTTTAAAGTGACTGGTAATTAATGATTTACGTCCACCAATAGAGTTAATAATAAAGTCTCGAACATTAAGTCCTCTAACAAATGATGTATTAATTGGATAAGGAATAATATTTTCAAATAAGTCTGGCTTTGGTCCAATACATAAGATAACCTGCTTTAACTGATTTTCATTTATTCCTGCTCCTGCTAGTAGGTAGTCTCTAACATTATTATCTTCATCTTCTCTAATAATATCTAACATTTCATCCATACTAACATTAATATCTTTAATCATTTCATCAAAACCAATATTTGCATTCTCATCGATTTTATAATTTAGCAGTTCGTTGAATCTTGGATTTCTTTCAGCTAAATCACAGAATGTCTTTAAAGATACAGTACTACCGTATTTCACATTGATTTTACCTGAGAATAAAGCAAACTCATCAATGATACGACTGATATGTCTATGAATATCTCCTTTTTCAACAAAGTATTCAATAATATTGTCAAAATATGTGTTATATTCATTTACATTAGAAGCATCTACAAGGAACTCTGGATCAAATTCTTCTTGATAAGCATTGAATGGGATTGCTAAAATTAAATAAGTTAACAAGTTCCCTTTAGTAATTTCATAAATATCTTCATCTGAAAAGTTAACAGTAACTAAGTCGTTACGTCCTTCAATATTACTAAAGATTTCTTGCTTTAAGAAAGTCTTAATATCTTCGTACTCTTCAGATAAAATAACCTCATTGAAATTAATTTCTTGATTTAAATCTAACATAGTATATTCTCTCCTCTATCTACTGTTAAAATGGGTGCTGTTAAATTTTATTTAATTCCTCTTGCAAAATACTCTTGATTTGATTCATTGATATAAAGACTGTCAGCAACTACTTTTAATTCATCATTAACTAACTTACCATCTTTCTCAATCCATATACCATGTCTACGAGAAAGTTTATCTAAATCCACTAGGAACTTAGTAATATTTTTATCAATTTCCAAAATGATCACCTCAAATATATTATATACCGAAAATTGGAATTTTGCAAATTTATATTTGCTCTAATACATCTGATAAAAATTGACCGTCTTCTAATTTAACAAGTTTAGGGAAAGTTTCTCCTTCAATATCTCTTATAAAGTTTTCCCAATTAGAACCGATAAAGTTAATAAATCCTTCTTCATTACCTCTATTCTTATATCGTTCTAAGTATTCATCTTTACATTCAATTGAAGGATATACTAAAGTATAGTCTATGTTGTTATCTCTTAATGCTTCTCTAACTATATCATGTGATGATACTAGAATAATATCAGCAATACCCATATTAAATTGAATATGCTCCATGTAGTTGTTAGGGAAGTCTGGATGTCTTACTCCTTTTTCAATCCAAGAGAAATCACTACTGTCAGAATCTAAGACAATAATATCATTATTCTTGAATAAGAAACTCTTACCAATACCAGGAAAACCAGAAATAATTTTTGTTTGCTTCAAATTAATCAACCTCTCCAAATTATAATTATAAATTATATAAAACTTATTCTATAAAATAATATATATTTAAAATAATTTTCTATGTACCAGAGATTAAATAAATAATTACAAACAACACCCATATAGGTATTGTTTGTAATCATATTAAAAATTAAAATTGTAACAAGGATTAACGACCTTGTTGAGCTACAAGGTATTCACGCATTTTAGCTTTACCTTTAGAAGCATATTTTTGTTGGATAGCATGACGACATTGTTTACGAATTTTAGTAGCTTTCACATATTTCTTATACAATGGATCTCCAGCATCTTTAGCCGCTAATAATGTAGCTTGTGTTAATAGTTTTTTACGCATAGCGCTTTTGTCCATACGCACTACACTTCGTTCTTGAAGAATACGAGCAGTTTCAGTAATAACCTCGAAATCAGCACCAGTTCCTTCGTTAGTTTGAGTTAATGATTCAAAAAAGTTTGCCATCTTGAAAAGACCTACCTTTCATATATTTTAATTTTTTGTTCAAAATATCTTTCAATAATATATTATTTATTTGTTATAGTCTTTAAATATAAGAATTTAATTTTATAATTTCCTTATAGTATATAAAGATTATTAGATTTTTATAAAAACTTAATTTTTATGAATGACTATAACTATATAATATATTTGTTGTTTATAGGAGGTAGTTTAATTAATGCATAGTGAATTTCTAGCAACGTATAAGGAAAAGATGACTAGTACAATTCATCGATTCTTCCCAGAAGCAGATGAAGCATTTATTGAATCAGTTGTCAAGAAGGAAATGAAGTCTAGACTTAAGAACCCTAGAGTTGAATTCGAAGGTGAACAGACTTCAATGTTATCAGTTCTTCAATATCAATTAGATAATGAAGCAATTATTACTGGTTATGGTACATTATTTGTAAACCGACAAAAGCAAATTAGTACAATGGCTTTAATGTGTGATGAGTTTATCGTTAAACGTTCTGTCCATAAAGATAAAATGTTTAGTCATATGAATGATGAAGATAAAACTCAATATAATAACCAAAAGACTATTCAGATTAACTATAAGGTACTGAATAACTCATTCTATGGTGCATCAATCGAGTCAAATTCAATTTTCTATCATCCATATGTAGGTAAATCAATTACTTATACTGGTGAGGATATTATTACATTTGCAGTAATAACATTTGAACGTTTCTTATCAAATAACATTGATTTTAGAACATTCAATGACTTAATGGTATTTGTTGATAATATCTTAAGTGAAGACTATCAAACAGTTAATGATGTTGAATTCAGACAAGATGCTTCTGTAGATGAAGTATATGAATATCTTAAAGAAAAATATGTTGGTGAAGATAAAGAATTATTATACGTCTTTAAAGAACGTTTATTAGATCATTTAGACCAAGACGATTTAAATAAACTTTACTTCAAGAATAATTTATTTGAATTTATTGAAAGAACTAATGTAATTGATTTATATTCACATGTAATTGGTCATGATGATTTCTTAGACCCTAACCATGTACCTGAAAGAATCGTAGGGAATTTAAATGAGATTTGGACTTATATTAAAGAATGGGTATCATATAACTATTCAGACTTCTATCGTTTTGATCGTTGTGATAAAGGATTAAGAAAATCAGTACTAACAATTGATACTGACTCAAACTTCTTATATCTTAAACCATACTTTGATTTCTTTGCAAAACATTTCCCTGATCTGGTTAATATCGAGAGTGATGAATCAATCATTTCTACAATCAATACAGCAACATATCATATTACAAAATTAATCAATGATGCATTCTTTAAATTTGGTGAGTTATATAATGTTCCTGAAGATATTCGTCATCGTATTAATATGAAAAATGAGTTCTTAATTAAACGTATCATGATGACACGTAATAAAAAGAACTATGCAGGTATCGTATTAATGCAAGAGGGTAACTTAATGAACCCACCTGAACTAGACGTAAAAGGTCTAGCTATTCGTAAAGTATCAACAAACGCTCATATTCGTGAATCATTTACAGAATTACTTGAACATGATATACTAGGTTCTAAAGAAATTGATTTAGGTAATATTATTGGTAAGTTCAGAGCATTAGAATCTAAAGTTAGAGAATCATTATTATCAGGCTCTTCTGAGTTCTCACTTCCTGGCAAGGTTAACTCAATACATTCTTATGTAAACCCTTATCAAATGATGTCATTACGTGGTGCAATCACATGGAATTCATTATTCCCTGATAAAGAAATTGATTTACCTAACAAAGTTAACATGTTTAAACTTAATATTGATTCTTTAGAAATGCTTGAAGACATGGATGATCATTATTATGCTAAAATTGAAAAATTATTTGATAATAAAGACTTAGTTAAGAATGGTTTAAATGTTATTTCATTACCTAAGAATCAAGAGGAATTACCAGATTGGATTATCCCATATATTGATATTGATACAATGGTTGCGGATAACATTAAATCAGGTATTATCATGTTAGAATCATTAGGATTTAAGACATTAGATATTCTTAAACATCAACTACCAACAAATATTATCGAAATTTAATCATACTAGGGAGAACTATTTCCCTAGTATTGTTTTTGGAGGGTAAATTATGGAAAAAGCTTTTAATATGAATATGGATGCAAACGGAAAAGTAAAACCAGTAGATGTTGTACTAGATTGTGATGAAGTATTAGCGTTTATCACACCTCTATGGGTTAAACTAATACATGATCGTGAAGAAGTATTTGGACGTTACTTTAAGCTATTCAAAGAAGGATTTTCATTCGATAATCATTCTTTAAAAGTAGTAATGAGAGACCGATACTATTTAAATGAATGGTTAATTCGGGATGATATTGTATTAGATAATTATACAAGAGACATCCTAGTTAAAGAGTTAATGGATGTTTATGATAGACCAGACTTCTATGAGTATATTGCACCATCTAGATTTGGTTTAGGCTTTGCACAAATGGCTACACAAAGCTTTATTAATAAGATTTATATTATTACTAAATCTACTGCAAACAATCGTGAATCTAAAAATAGATTCTTAGAAACTTTATTCTCGAATACAATGGATAAGATTCAAATTATTCATTTAGAATTAAACCAGAAGAAATCCGACGTTGTTAAAACTTTAGGTGATAACATAAAAATCATTGCTGAAGATGAATTAGGTAATATTGAGGATTATATTGAAAACTGCCCGAATCTAGGGAAATGTGACCTATATATTCCATCATTCGGTTACAATCAACCTACGAAAGAATTAGTTCAAAAAGCTGAAGATAAAGGTATTAACTTAATGTATTATGACTTTAAATGATTGGGTGAGTTAAATGACAGAGTATAATATGGAAGATGAAATGCAACGATTTGGTTTTATTGTAGAAGGAAGAAAAGATGAAGTAAAATTAAGAAGTATTATAGGTGGAATATTCCCTATAGTTGTTTTAGGTGGAAATGGTTTTAGCAAACATATGCAAGAAGTTGTCGAAAGTGTAAAGAATATTGTCGATGTATTATTCATTGCTACCGATCCAGATGACTTTGGTAACATGGCGGCTGAGAAGATTAAAGCTCAATTTAATCTACCACAAATTGAATTAAACAAAGATAAATGTATGTTATACAATCATAGAGGTGTTCCAATTAAATGTGGATTAGAACATGCAGATGATATGTATCTACTAGGTTTATTAGAAAAAAATTTAGGTGAATATGGTTTCAAAATTTAAATAAATATAATAGTTATTATCTGACCGCACAGATAATAACTATTATATAATTTTGGAGAAACCTATTACACAAGAAGCTTAGCTTTAGAATGTTGACCCTACCAACATTGGATAAAAAAATACGTTAATAAAAGGAGAACCTAATAATATGTTAAATTTTTCTAACTTCGGAGATGTAAATTTTGTAGAACACGGAGGTCTATTCATTGCAATAGATGCTCATTTTGAAGAAGCAAGTGTGACAAGTTATAGAGTTGTTCAGATTGATAAATTAGAAGATGCTGAAGATAAATGGTTATTACAAGATTCAGAAATATTTGAAGATGATGTAACTGAGGAACACTTTGATACAATGAGAAAAGCAGGAATGATTTTAGTAGGTATTAGTAACATAGAATTAATGGCAGAGGTTATTAGATATTTTGGTCATACTACATTCTCTGATCCATCTATAAGAACTATTGAAGGTGAAGAAAATGTAATTAATGAACTGAAAGGTTATGGTATTGAACAATGAGGTGTTATATATGTCAAACAATGATTGAAACAACACATAGAGATTTTACAAAGGTAGATACTAGAGTTCAATTTCCTCTTTATTTCTGTAGTGATAAATGCTATCATGAATTTAGAGATAATGCTGAAAAAGATGATAGACATTTTAGACCTATTAGAATGTTTAAAGAAGATTATTATATGGGTGATATTAAAATTAATGACTATAAAGAACTTCATGAGATAATCAATATGATATTTGAAAATGAATTCAATCATAATTATTATCTAGATTTAGATGACATAGGCGAGAGATGTAACTTAGATATTTATACGGAAATACAAAAATATGAAATAGGTTCTGATGAGAAATTTGATTCATATAATTTTCCTAAAGATAGCGAAATGCAATTCTATATAACTACAATAGAAGATAAAAATGGTGATGAAATTAATATACATTGTTATTTATATAATATAAATCAAGATAAATTAGGTGTAGAGGAAGCTATGAATGTAGAAGAAGATTTTAAAGTTATATCAATTGCAATTGTATTTGGTGAAGATATATCGCAAGATAAATCATTTGTATTTAATGAAGATAGAATTAAAGAAATAGTTAGAGGTGTATATGGAAATGGACGTTTTTAAATAAAAATTGAAGAAATATTAATAAAAAAAAAAATAATTATTGAATAAAGACTATACTTGCGTATGGTCTTTATTTTTTTTTATCCTTTTAAGATTATCTATGTTCCTCAAACATTATAATATTAATGTAACGAAAGGAAGATTCGAATGAAGATAGATGTTCTTAAAATGGAAAACTTCATAAAAGAGAATAAGTGTCAAGAAGTTACTAATCCTGTTTATTTTAATTTAGGTAATATTCCAACTGAAGATGGATTATTTTCTTATAAAATATTTGGGCAAATGGGTAGTAAAGAGCGTAATAAGACATTTGCTTACCTTAATCTCAAAAAGAGATTTATCCATCCAGTAATATATAAACTATTAACATCAATGGATCGTAAATTTATCTCTCTAATCAATGGTACAGAGTACTATAAAATTGTAAATGGTACTTTAACTAAAGATTCTGAAAATGGTAAAACAGGTCTTAAGTTCTTGTATGATAATTTTGAACAGATTAAATTTAAAGATACAGGAAGTAGTAAACGTAATGAGAAACTTGTATTACTAGATAAGCTTAAAAAGGATGAAATCTTTATTACTAAATTTATTATTATTCCTGCTTTCTTACGTGACTTCAATCCTAGTAAATCATCTAATGAAAAAATTGCGGCTGTAGATGTTGTTAATGATTTGTATGCTAAAATCATTCGTACAGTTCAATCCTTAGATGATAGTGATGGATTTGACTTTATGGGTTCTAATGCTGAAGCTACTATCCAAAGTACATTAAATGAAATATATGCAATGAATACTGGATATCTTGCAAAGAAAACAGGTATGTTTCATCAATCTTTATTGGGTAAAGCAGTAGACTATGCAACACGTAGTGTAATTTCAGCACCTCGTTTAAAAACAGAACGTTGGGATCAAAACCCTATTAGATTCGGTTATACTGGTATTCCATTAGCTCAATTATGTGTATTATTCTATCCATACTTTATCAAGTACATTACTGACTTCTTTGATGAACGTGTAGATGAAATATCTAAGGTTAAAGATAAAAAAGGTAATATAATTGAAATTAAGAATGTCAGAGAACAGTTCACTGATGAGAAGATTAAGAAACTCTTGGAGTTATACATTAAATCACCTGAAAGTCGTTTCAATTCTATCAAGGTAGAAGACGAAGCAGGTAATAAGCATTCAGTTGGTATCTTGAGAGAAGACTTAGGGCGTAAGTTTACTATTATCGATTTACTTTATATCGCTGCTTTTGATATCTGTAAAGACAAACACGTATACGTTACTCGTTATCCAATTGAACATTATCAAGGTATTTATCCAAGTAAGATTTCAATTCTATCAACACATGAAACTGTATTCCAGAAGATTAATGATAGATACTTAGAAAACTATCCAATTGTATATCCTGATTATCCTTCTAATGAGGAATTCTTTATTGATACAACAATTCCTAATAACAGTTACTTAGGAGCATTAGGTGGAGACTATGATGGTGATACAGTATCTCTTCGAGCAGTTTACAGTGTAGAAGCAAATCAGGAAGCTGAAAGATTAATTCTCGCTAAGACTAACCTATTCAATCAGGAAGGTAAAAGTTCTAGGGGATTAGGTAATGAAGCAGTACAAGCATTATATAGTTTAACAAGAGACTAAAAAAAAATAAGAATAGAGAAGTATTTACTCTATTCTTATTTCCTTAATTATTTTCTATCAGATCTGTCCATAACAATCATTTGTTGAAGTTCTTTATATTTAACACTTGGTGAAGGATTAACACCCATTAATGGAGCAAGAATTTTAAGCTCATTAAGGTTAAGTTTATTCAAGAATGTCACATCAATTTCTTCTTTATGATTTTCTACAACAAACTCAACTAAGCTTCTTCTAACTCTTCTACCAGTATTCTTTCTAACATTCTTGATATTAAAATTATCGAAGTCAATGTCTTTATCATCTTCTTCATTTTCATCCTTTACTGCTTTAGGCGGTTCAACTTTAGTTTCATCTTTCTTTTCTTCAACAACGACTACTTTCGGTTCTTCTTCTTTTTTAGTTTCTTCTAAATGCTTTTGAAGTAATTCATTTTCTTCTTCAGCGCCTTCTACCTCTGTAAATTCAGATTCATCTACTTCTTTAATTTCTTCATCTTCATTATCTTGCTCTTCAAGTTCTTCTTCTTTTTCAATTGATTCTTCTTCTCTAGTGATTGAGTTTTCAATTGATTCTTCAATAGTTTCATCAGTTGTATTACTTCCTTTAGCGATGGCACGATCAATATATGTCTCAATAGCTTCATCAAGATACTCATTGATTTCAGAAATATTTTCTTCATTTACTTCCATACCATTATCTTTAAGGATATTCTCAACGATTTCTTTCATTGGAGTATCATCATTGATTACGAACTTGTTTGCATCTTGAAACTTCTTATAAGCAGTTTCCTTTAGAAATAGATTAATATGTAATTTCTTGATGTCAGGGTTGTTAGCTGAAATCTTATTAAGGATTTCTTCAGCAATATCTTTTACTGTCTTATCTTCAGATAATACAATTGTATCTTCACGTCCAGCTTCCAGATCAGCTTCAAGTAATTTAATATCTTCTTTAACACTCTTAATGAATGATGCTAATTCCTCTTTATTTGGTTTAGCAGAAATTAATTGTGCTACAGTACTGTGGTATTTATTTACTCTGAAAGATGGAACATCACTTTCAATGTTAAATACTTCTAGGAAAATTTCTTCATGAAGTTCAATTAATTCAAGAGTTAATTTTTCTTCAACAAAGTATCTTTTTCCAATCGGGAACTTAGATTCTAGGAATACTAATAAATCTTTATTTAATTCTAATTCAGATTTTAAAGCATATTCTTTACGGATACCACGATTAGATACCATGTCTTTTGTTGAGTTAGTTACCTTTTCAAATTTCGTTTTCACTTTGTTCATACCTTCTTCTAATTTCTTTTTGATTTTTTCCATTGTAAATCTCTCCTTAAAATATATTATAAATTATATTCTTCACTATTATAATATATACTTAAACTATATGGTTATTACGGTTTTATTTTTCTTCAGCTATTAAAGCATACTTCTCATTTCCTAAACGAACTTTAATGAGACTTAACGCCATCTTATATTGTACGTGGAATAAATTTCCTCTATGGGTTTTGTCTACTTTGTTCTCAAAATCATGTATCTCTGCTACATAGCATCCTCTTTTACATATGATGTTCCCGTTTATATCTTTGTAAGCTTGTAGCATTCCACCTAATTCAGAACCAATTGGACTGATTGAAATATAATCAGAATCACCTTCAATTAATGCATGATTATTGAAAATATATTCTCCATCCATTCTTACATAACCTCTAACTATAGTGTAATCATATAGTTCAACTGTGCCAGCAATACGTGCATTTCCATAAACTTGGCTTTCGTTATATAATCTAACAATATCGTATAACTTTGCAGATCCGTATACCTTTGAATCATCTCTGATAATTACGCCATTATATAATTCAGATGATTGAAATACTTTAGATCTATCTGTAACTTTAACATTGTCTGTTACAATTGCTTTACCAAATACCTCTGCTACTTTAGATACTGAAGCATCATCTCTGACACGAGCATTATCATATACTTTAGCATTATCATAAACCCAGCAGTTACCTTCATGACTTAGGTTCTTTTCGCTCTGAATGTAACCTCCTAAATCTCCTTTCCGAATACCACTGAAGTCCTTCAAAGATTCAATTCGAAATAATACCCTCCCATTAAAGACGATTGAATCATTTTCTAGCATTCTAAATTTTTTCATAATAGTCCACTCCCCAAGTTATATTTACTGAAGCATTTTCTTTATAAGTTTTATTACATAGTCATATTCAATTTCATTAAAAGTTTTTACAATCATTTCAAACTCTTTTAAGCTACCTAAAAAATTATCGCATTTAAGATATATTCTTTCGCTTCTAGTTTTGAAAGCGCTTATCCTAGCGTGTTTAGAGCCTACAGGATCGATACATACATAGTCACTGTCACTAGTTATATAGGCATCTTTAAATACTATAAAGTCCTTTCTAAGCTTAGTAGCACCGCCTATATATGCTGAATCCATTACTCTAACATTGTCAAACAATCTAGCATAATCAGCTATCCTAGAATTACCATAAATTTCTACCTCTCCTAATATGATACAAGAATCACATAGCGTAGCGTTACCATAAACTCTAGAGTCGCCACCTACATATGATTTATCTGTACATAAAGCACTATCAAAGACTTCTGCTCCTTTAAATACCATAGCATCTTTTTCGACTAATGCATCATCATAAACTCTAGAACCTGAATGAACCCAGCATTCACCGAAATGGGAAAGGTTACATTCCTTTTCAATGTAACCTCCGAGTTCATTCTTTTTAATATTTCCAAAGTTCTTTAAAGATTTAATCCTATATAAGTTTTTACCATTTATTACCATAGTATCGTCTTCTAATAGTTTATATTTTTTCATTTTACAACGCTCCTATTTCTCATCTCTGTCTCATCTAGTAACTGTTGATAGAAGAAATAGTAAGTTCTTGAAATACTTCTTATTTAGGTGCATATATTCTTTCTCAATCATTTCTAAAAAGTCGCCTAACACTAAGACTCTGTTAGCAAATCGACATAATACTTTACCCTCTTGTGTATGATAAACGACTAGTGCTGTGTTAAATGGTTTAACATTTCTTAGATAGAAGAAGTTATTTTCTTTAATCATTGCATCATCTGTAATTAAAACGGAATCGTAGATTTTACTATTTTCAACTATCGCATTCTTACCAATGATTACTTTACCTGACAACTCACAGTCAACAATTCTAGCGCTATCTAGAATATGACAGTTCTCCCATAAATAACAATTTCCACCGATAGAAACATTTCCCTCTACGATTGAATTTCCATCAATCTCAGCATAACCATGAACAGATACGTTACCTTTAACAATAGCATTGTCTTTAACTAAGCAGTTTCTTAATATGCAATTACCGTAAATTTTTGCATTTCCTGTAATTCTTGCTCCATCAAAAGCTTTTACACTATCATAAATCCAACTATTACCATCTTGGGATAAAGTACCTTCATACTCGATATATCCCCCTTTATCACCCACTTTCACGTCACCAAAAGCCTTCATTGCTTCTATTCTATAAAGTGTTTTACCTTCAAATACAATAATGTCAGAATTTGATAACTTGAATTTTTTAGTTGTTGTCATTTTTATTCTCTCCCTTTATAATTATAAACTCTTCCGTATTTTATACTTTTTCCCAGTCAAATTGCATGCTCTCTTTAACGAATTCTAATATAGTATTATATTTTATCTTCTCTGCTATATTATCTATTTCCTCTATTTTCTCTGAAGCGTTATTTATTAGTCCTGAATAGTATTTGAATTTTATATAAACATCTTTATTTTTAAGTCTATAAGCTATTATGTGTTCTTTAACTCCTAGTGACATATAGAACATATCGTTCTCATCTTTTATTACAGCATTACTTCTTACTTCAAAAGCATCTTTAATTATAGTTCTTCCTTTAACTATACATGTTGAACTTAGTATTGCTTTACCATATATTTTTGAACTACCATAAACTTTAGCTTTACCAGTTATTAAAGCATAATCATATATCTTAGCAAATCCACGGATCTCAGAAAAATCTCGTATTTGTGCATATCCTGATATCTTAGCATTTTCAGATACAACACAATCTTCTAATAGTTTTGCAGAACCATGTATTTGAGCTAAATCTTTTACAATCGCTTTACCTCCAATTTGTGCTTTACCGAATATCTTAGCTTTACCTGATATTTCAGCTTTATTATGTATAAGTGCGTTATGCATTACAATAGCTTTACCTTTAACTACTGCAAAGTTCTTAATCTTAGCATTCTCAATTACTTTAGCTCCTCCTAAGACCTTAGCATTATCATAAACCCAACATACACCTTTGTGACTTAAATTAGTTTCTTTCTCAATATATCCTCCTAAATCGCCTTTCTTAACATCTCCAAATTTCTTTAAAGCTTGTATTCTATAAAGTATTGATCCTTCAAATTCAATGAAATCATAAATTAGTAGTTCGAATTTTTTATTAATTGTAGTAGTAGAGTTAGTCATATTATTTCTTTCCTTTCTTAGTTATTAGACTGTGTACATAACACCCGATAAATATACCTAATAAAATTTTACCCATAATTAAAAACTCCTTTTTAAACAAATAAATTATATAATATAAATAAATGAAAACTAATAATTCCTAATACCCATAATTATAATATATATTTAAATTAATCCTTTATTACATTACCCTACAATTTTATGAAATGTTGCAGGAGCATAGAAAAAAAAGCCTACAAGGATGAAGGGTTTCCCCTCCATCCTCATAGACTTATTTATTTAAACAAACAAAAGGGGTGTAAGATTCCCCATATGTAGTGCAGATGTTGTTGCCATAAAAACGTTGTCTCCTAAAGCTTTTACTGTTACATTTGAGTAAATTGTGCGGTTAATTTCTTGTGTCATTGGTATTACTCCTCTCCGATTGTTATTGTGGTAGGCGAAAGTTTAAACTGTAACTGGACTTCCCCAAATGGTACTGTGAAAACCTCCCCCAATAAAATCGTGTAAAATAATTGTATCAACCAATTATTTTACAAGCTGATTTATCTTTATGGTTTCTTAACTGTGTAATGTTGATGTCAACGTTTTTGTAAGCATTTCTGTATATAGCTTCTAGTTGTACACCACATATGAGAACAGTTAAATATATGAGAATTTGAACAAAACTCTTCCTCTGTATCAAAACTCATATACTAACATTAATATAATATGTATTTATTTTATTTTTAAAAACAGGCGGTGATTATATTGGCAGATTCATTAGATTTGAAATTGGATCAGTTGTTTACTGAAGAGATGGAATTACTTGATAAGGAAATGGAAGATTTAGACGGATTATATAAAGATACTAGGGTACATTATGATAGATTACTAGCTAGTAAGTCTATGTCTACATTACAATTCGTTCAACAACAAGCAAGTAATATTATTAGTATGAAAAGTAATAAGATGTCATTAATTAAAGAAAAGGCTTCTTTAAAACGAAACTTAGCTGAATTAGCTATTAAAGAATTCAATACTAACTTTAAAGCTAGTGGTGGTGGAGAAGGTCAAGATACTCAAGCAATTCTTGCTGGTATTTATAGCATGATTTTAAATGAGAAGAAGGATGACCTCATTGCTAAAACTCAAGAAGATGTAAGAGGTACAGCTATGAATGAAACTATGGATTATGACAGTATTATGGAAGAGCGTTTAAAGGATATTGAAAAAGAAGAAAATCCCGAAGTAGAAGAAGATAATAAAGATGAAGTAAAAGAATCTACGGAACATAGATATGTTGTCGATATGGATAAGAATATTTATTGTGTGGATGAGAATTATGATTTAATAGAAGATGCACCGATTCCAAACTTTGTAATAGAGTTTGTTGAAGTTGATGGTGTAATAAAAGCATTTAACCAGTTCGAAGAAGAATTGGAGATAATTGAAGCTGAATAAAATAAAAAAAGGCAATAAGCATAGTATCATTCCCCAATAGATACTATGCTTATTGCACTCAATAAAAAGGGTGTTATTTCATGTCAATTTTATGTTTATTTATCTCTTTAATTTTAATTTTTAAGAATATAAATAAAAATATATTATATTTAGGATAAACTTATAATATAATTTATTTTTTGGAGGTTTTATTCTATGATCATCTCAGTACCTAAGAATTGTATCAGTAAGAAAACAGGAAATACAGCAGCATATTTTAGATTAGATAAGAGAATGCTTAAACAACTAGAACATACTACATTAACTGTAGGAACTAAAATGCTTTACTCCGATAAACGTAATAGAAGATTTACTGCTTATTCAGGAGGAATTGAATTACACGTTAGACAAGGTGACTTCTTTACTACTGACTTTAAAACGTATATTAGATTCTTTAAAGAAGATGAATTCCTTGAAAGATTTGAAATGAAAGGTAATTTCAATGAGTTCTTTATGTATGAGGATTATTTCATATCTGAAGATATTATTTGGAAAGCTTTAAAGGTTACTAAAGAAGTACTTGAATCTAAAAAGAATACATTTGAAATTATTAATAGCTGTATTATATCTTATTATGAAGATCATTTTACTATTAAGCATCGTGATAGAGTGGTTAAAGGTTATGAGAATAACTATATCGTAATTAATCATGAAAAAGATACGGTAGTTTTAGATGGTAATTTAGAAGTGTTTAAAATCAAGGAGGAACAAGCATGTTAAATGATCAAATGACTGAATTATTAGAAAAGCAAAGTAGATTATGTTTACCTAAGAAGAGAATCTATACTGTAATTAAAGTTACAGAAGAACTGCTAACAGAGAATAGAGATAATAAACCTAAATTCTATTCAGAAAAATTTAAACAATGGTTTACTCTAGAATTTACTACATTTAAAGTCAATATATTAGATGAAATTGGTTTACCTGCCTTTGAAGTCTATAAAAATAGTTATATTGTAATTGATTCTGAAGGTGATATTGAAATAATGAGTCATTATGCGTTTAACAAAACACTTATCGAATTAGATTTTGATACGGAAGTAGAATAATATGATCTACTTCCTTTATTTTATCAATTTCATAATAGATAAGATTATATATCTTGTATATGGTTTATGGATAAGTTTATTTGTATGTCAATTAAAAGGTCATGATTGGAGATTCATTGGCGGAGGTTGGATTTTCTGTTCAACTAAGTCATTTGAATGTAAGAGATGTTTTAAGAAGACAGATGATCCGAATTAAGGGAGAGTATATTAAATGAAAATTACTTATGCTAAATTTGTTAACTTCATTGGTATTTACGCAGGAATGGGATTAAAAGAATTAGAGATTAAAGATTTCAATATTAAGAATCATCTTACTATGTATTTAGGTGATAACGGTTCAGGTAAAACAACACTATTATCATTAATGACTCCATTCAGGGAAACATATGATGATCGTGATGAAATTGTTCTTGAAGGAGAACCAGGATATAAAGAAATAGATATCCAAGATGGTGAAGATAAATATAAAATTCGTCACTACTATGGTAAGAAGAATAAATCATTCATTGAAAAGAATGGTGAAGAACTCAATGAAAATGGTGGTATTAGAACATTCGAAGCTACTCTTAAAGAAGAGTTAGGTGTTGATAAAGAATACTTAAAGATTGGACGTATTGGTTCTAATGTTACCAACTTTATTGATTTAAAAACTGCTGATCGTAAGAAGTATATGAATAGATTCATTCCATCAATTGATGATTATTTAAAAGCATTTGAAGTAGCAAAATCTAAGTTCAATGAAATGAATAAAGAACTAAAGAGTCTTGCAACACGTTTAGAACGTTATAGTAGCATTGATGATTTAAGAAGCACTAAGAAGGCAATTGTAAAAGCTATTAAGAATTCAGATGAGATAGTAAAAGGTTATCAGGAAGAAATATCTGAATTAAAAGGTCAAATTACAGTATTAGCTAAAACAGTTGAAGATATCACTGATGAACCTACAAAATATTTAAAGTTAATTAAGAAAGATAACAAAGTAGATAGTGAAGAGTTAGTTAGAGTAGAAGATAGCATTGAAACATTCTATAATAAATTTGAGAACTTAAGAAATTATGATGATCAACGTATTATTGAAGTATCTGAAGAAACTAACACACAACTTACAGAATATACTGTATTATTGAATCGTGTTATAGAAGATATTGATGAAATTGAAAAAGAAATGATTAAAGTTAAAAATAAAGTATCTGAATATGAAATGAAAAGACGTTCATATGAAAATATTGATGTTGATTCTATTGAAAAAGAATTAGAACTTAATGAATTTGATTTAGATTATTATCGAAAAGAATTAAATACTGAACTACTTCAAGAGTGGGATGGTTATACTTTAGATAGACTAAGAAAGATTGATACAAACATCCAAAGACTTCAAACTACCGTAATGTCTATTAAAGCATCTACTACCGATGGATTTATTAATAAAATTAATATGTCATTAAACTATGCTAAGAAAATTAATGCGGATGAGAAAATCTATACAGAAAAGCAATCTAGAATTGGTTTTATTAAACATAAGATAATTCAAATTGATTCTAATAAAGATCTTCTAGAAATATTAGATAATCGTCCAAAGGATTGTGTAATTGATACATGTCCTTTCATTAGTCGTTCAATAGACTATAGAGACAATGAATATTCTCAGTTAGATAGCTTAGAAAGTGAATTAAAACAACTTGAAGCAGATGAATCTAAATTAGAAAAGACTCTTAATGAATTAGCTGGTTTCTATGAATTGCAACAATCTATATTGAATGCAGAACACCTATTGATTTCAATTGATGATAAAGTTAAAGGTGACTTAACAATGTTAGATATTATTAAAATGAGTTCATCTAATTTTGATAAGACATTTAATGTTGAACCAATTATCAATGAATTTAATAAAGTAAGAGATATTGAGGTTATTGAAAATAAGATTGAATCTGTTAAGAATAAATTAGAAGTTGCTAAAGAAAAAAGAGAAATGTATAACACTATGAGTCAAGAGTTAGAATCCCTAGAAGAAAGATATAATGATTTAAGTGCTAAGAGAAATGAATTAGCTAAGAATCGTGTTATATATGAAAGTAAAACTAAGAGTATGTCTAAAAAGATTTCTATCTTACAAACATTAAAACAAGATAGAGATTATGCAACATCTCTTAGAAATCATATCGATGCAAGAAATTCTCAAATTGATAAAATTGAGGATACAGTTGAAGTAATTGAGGAAATTGAATTAGAGATTGGAGAATTAAATCATAAACGTATCCAAGAAACTAATAATGTATTAAATGTATTTAAAGATAAACTAGAAAAAGCTGATAAAGATATTACTATTGTTGAAGATATTCTTGCACGACTAAAGGATATTGAAGTTAAATTTGATACCTATAAAACAATTAAAGAATCTCTTGATCCTAAATCTGGTATACCTTTATTCTTTATTGATAATTATCTTAAAGATATCGCTACTCGTGCAAATGAATTATTATCACTAGCATATGATAGTAAATTTAGAATTAAGTTTGAAATTACAGAAAGCGACTTCTTTATTCAAGTATATAAATCGGATGGTACATTCTTAAAAGATATCAGTAAAGCTTCACAAGGTGAAACATCATTAACAAATATTTCTCTATCCCTAGCTATGATGGAGAAAATGATTCAGAAATATAATATCGTTTATATTGATGAAGGGGATTCAACATTATCAGTTCAAAATAGACGTATATTCATTGATTTATTAGAAGTACAACGTAAACGTTTAAATATTGAGCAGATTCATTTAATTTCACATAATGAAGAGTTTGATTCACAACCTTTAGATTTAATTCTTCTGAATGGACATAGAGTAGTTCTTGATGATGAAGAATTCATGGAAGGTAAAAATGTTCTATTTAAAGTAGGTAACTAATAAACTGGTAAGGAATGATATTAATTTATCGTTCCTTACCTAATCTCTGGAGGACATCATGGTAAGAATAAAAGTATGTAAACATTGTTGGCAACCTAAGGAATTATATAATGACTATTATAAAGGTAAAACCAATATATGTAAAAAATGTTTTAGTGAACAAAGAAAGAAAAGATATAGAGAGGATTCTGAATTTAGAGAAAAGATTAGACAAAGAAATTTTAATAGAGATCCAGAATATGTAAGAGCGCATGCAAAGAAATATAGAACAGAGCAGAAAGAAAGATATCTTAAAACACAAAGAACTTATCGAGGAAATTTAGATAAGAGAATTAGAGAAGAATTAGGTGATACAATTGTACATGGAAGATTCACTGAAGAGGAAACTCAATTATTCTTAAAGACAATGTATTTACCGATGTATGACCAATGCATACTTCTTAAAAGAACTCTTGGTAGCATTTCATATAAGAGAAAGTATGTTAGAAAAAAGGAAAGAGAAAATATGAATATATTATAATATAGAATGACAAATTTGTTAACCATCATTACTATTTATTAACTTAGAAAATAAAAATTGTAATAACAAAAAGTTATATTCATACTAGGAGGAGAACTATGGGATATCAATTAATTAACACACTTTATTGGAATCGTGTCGAAGGAGAAAAAGGTGACAAACTAGTATTCGTACTAAAGGATGAGAAAGGTAATAAATCTTTCCAGATAGTTGAAAAACCAGTTGTTACTTATTACATGACTAAGCCAGAACACTGGGGAGATGATATTGGTGTTTATTTAGATGAACAACATACAATTAGCTATGTTCCAATGGATAAAGTAACTCCTGTCAAGGCTTATTATAAAGACTTATATCCTTCAATTTATAGAAACCTTAAAGATTCTAGATTAGAATCATTCTATAAAGAAACTTTAGCATCTGGTAATCAGATTAATAAAAAGCTTCGACAGATGCATTTAGATGATAGATTACATGGTTCGGATATCAATGTTCAAGATTATTATATAGCGCAATTCTTAAAGAAATATAATTATGAAGAAAACTTCAATGGTATCACTAAGACCTTCTTCGATATCGAGGTTGATATTGCAGACTTAGAAGGATTCCCTGATCCAGAGAAAGCTGAAGTACCAGTAAACGTAATTACACTTGTTGATGAACAAACGCTTACATCTTATTCATACTGTTTAAAATATGAACATGATGGTTACAATAAAGTAATGCGTGATAAAGAAGCATTTAAGAAACGTCTTAAACAGAAATATAAGAATATTGAAGAGAAATTAGGCAAACCACTTAATTTTGAAATTATTGAATTTGATGATGAGTTAGAATTAATTACAGCATTCTTTGATGCAATTAATAAAGATATTAAACCTGACTTCTGTTGTGCTTGGAATATCGCATTTGACTTTGTTTACCTATACAATCGTATCTTAAACATTGGCGGTAGTACTGAAAAAATTATGTGTGCCGATGAGTTAGTATATAAACAAGCTTATTATAAATTAGATACACGTAACCAAGATCCTGCAGACCGTTCTGATTCTTATTTCGTTTCTGGATATACAGTATATCTCGACTTAATGTGTCTATATGCCAACTTACGTAAAGCATCAGGTAAGAAAGAATCATATGCTTTAGACTTTATTGGTGAATTAGAAGTAGGTATGAAGAAAGATAAACTTGAATCTGACTTTAAGACTGTTCACTATGATGATTATGAATCATTCTTAACATATAACATTCAAGATACAATAATGTTAATGATGATTGAGATGAAGAATAATGATATTAACGTATATTATACTATCTCAATGATAACACAAACACGTATTGAGAAAGCATTGAAGAAGACTATCTGTTTAAGAAATTTTGCAGGCACATTCTACCAAAAATTAGGTTTAGTTATCAGTAATAACCGTTCTTCTCAATTCCCTAAACAGGATAAGATTAAAGGGGCATTCGTAGGGGATCCAAATAATATTGATAATATCGGTATGAAGATTGTTTATAATCCTTCTAATCGTATGTTAGAACTAGTAGTTGACCTTGACTTAGCTTCTCTATATCCAAATATTACAATCACATTTAATATTAGTCCAGAGACTTGTCTTGGTAAAATCACTGTTAGAGATGCAATGGGTAATGATATTACAGATCAATTTGTCGATGACTATACATCTGGTGATGTTATTAACTTCGGTATCAAATATCTCGGATTACCAACAGTTGAAGAAATGTATGAAATTATTAAAGAAGCATTAGAAGAAAGTGAAGTTGAAGCGGTATAATTATACTGCTTCTTCTTTTTAAGGAGGAGAAATGATTGGCAGTTGTTATTGATGATCCTAAAATAGTTAAAGATATTGTAACACTAATTCAGAAAGTGAATCAAGATTATAAAAACATTTATGATAGTAATGGGGAATATATTTGGTATGAGGGAACTGTAATGTCATCAAGTAAGAAACAGTTTCCACAATATGTAACATCTGAGGTGAATTATACTAATCCTCATATAAAGAAAGGTATACCAGATTTCTTTAGTGAGAATACATTTACGATTCAAGCACAAGAGTTCTTCCAATTTCATAAAGACCATAATACTACTTTATTAAAACTAACTATTGATGACGATAATTGTTTTATATTAGAAGCTTCTAGAAAGAAAGAAGAACACATTATTGATGAATTAAGATTCCCATTTAATCCAGCAGTTATTGATACTATTAATGATTTTACTGAAAAAGCAGAGGAATTAATGGGTGATGAAATTGCTAGTTTTGAATTTGATGATGAAATCATAAATAAGATACTTGATTATAATAACGATCCGTTTAACTTTATACTAGATTTCGATACTAATGAGATAAGTATGTTTAAATACGAATCTGATATTGAATCAGAAAATTATCTGAATCTGATAAATAATAAGAAATTCATTTCAGGTATTAAGAATGGTTCTGTTGTAGCAACTGAAGGTTTAATTAGTATAAATGAATTCAATGGAAATGAAAACCTATTCTTCGTTACTCTTACTTTTAATCATAAGGTATTTAAAACGGAGCAAATATTTGTTATAACTGACTTTTAAAGGATAAAAGGTTACTTAATTGTAGCCTTTTATTTTTTTTTTATTCATTTATTTAAAAATTATTTTTGAAACATAACAATAATGACAATATTGTAATTTTCATGAAAGGAGTTATATAAAATGGCTAAAGGTGAAAATATAATAACTAGAACAGCTAAATCAATAATGAGTCTAGATAAAAAGGTTAACAAAGAACTTTACGGTACGGATGAAGTAAACGTAAATAATAAAGAATTAGATGAAATTGAATCCGTTATAAGTGACATAAATACAGACCATAAGAAACATACAGGTAAAAACCGTATGGAATTCTTAGCTCAAGTAGCTTATAATAAGAATAGTAATAAAAATACTGGAGAGAAATTTGATAGTAAAAAGCAAGTAGAATCCATTGAAGAGATGCTAGGAAAAGGCTCATTAAGTCAATTCTTAGAACTTGAAAAAGATAGAATGGTTCGATATGGTGATTACTACATTATAGATGCTTACATACCAGAGGTTTCTAAATGTTTAGATGTCTATAGAGATTCAATTCTATCACCAGATGATTTTACTAAAGAAGCATTAAACTTTCTTTATGATAGTAAAACACAAAATGATAAAGCTAAATCTGTTGTAGAAAGTAATCTTGACAAGTTAAATGTTAAGTATAAAGTTTCTGAAAAAGCTAAAGATACTGTTAGAACTAGTTTACTTCTTGGTGATTATTTTGTAGCAGTATTTAAGATACAAGATGAATTAAATAAGATGATTATCAGTGAAGGAAATAAAGATGACCTATTCCTTGAAAGCGGTGAAGAAGAATTCATTCTTACTGAATCTCACATTGACATTGATGAAGATTTAGAAAAATTTGTTGCATTAATGGAAGGTAAGGATAATCAAGATAAAGCTGATAAACTTAAAAAAGAAACTAAATCTTCTGTAGTTAAAGCAATTAATGATAATATTAAATTCTTCAAAGATCCTTCAGATTTATTATCAGATGCTAAAAAGTCTGCTAAGAAAACTAAAGGTGAAATTAAGATGACAGGTTCTATTGTTAAGAATCTTAATCCTAAGAATGTTATTAAATTAGAACTCGATGGAGTTAACTTTGGTTATATTTACATTGAAGAGAATAATATGCAGAACGCTAACAGAGATGTAGCTAGTCTTGTTAATAGTAAAGATTACTTTAATTCAAGCTACAACACTAATGGAAATAGCAAAGGATTCAGTAATAAATATGAACTAATCTCTAATATGTTTATCAAAGGTATTTCTAAGAAGATTGATAAGAAATTCATTGAAGATAATAAAGAGTTTAAAGACTATATTTATACACTTGTAAAGAATGATTACATCATGGAGAAAGGTATTTCAATTACTTACCTTGAACCAAATACAGTTCATCACTTAAAGATTGATAGTGCTGATACTTATGGTGTATCTAAGCTTTCAAAATCCTTATTCTTTGCAAAGATTTACCTTGCAGTATTAATTACTACTATTATGCAAAAAATCTCACGAGGAAGAGATAAACGTGCGGTATATGTAGAAACTGGTTTAGATGCAGATATCGAAGGAGCAATCCAACAGGTTGTTAAAGATATTAAATCTAAAGAAATTACTGCTGATAGTTTAGGTAATCTTTCTACTGTACTTCAAAAGATGGGTAATTTTGAGGATTACTTTATTCCAATGATTAATGGTGAAAAACCATTAGACATTGATACAGTGCCAGGGATGGATGTAGAAGTTGATAATGACTTTATGCAAAACTTATTAAAGTCTATTGTTAGTGGTACAAATACTCCTTTCAACTATATTGATGTTTCTGCGGATGTAGACTTTGCTAGATCATTAGCAATGCAAAATAATACATTTGTGCGTTCAGTAATAAGTCATCAGAAAGAAGTAAGTGATTTCTATACAAGTTTATTCAAAGCTTTATATGAGAATGAATATCCTGATGAAACAGTAGATAGTACAACTACTTCTAATGATAAGAAAGAAGCTAAAACAATTAGTGTAGATACTGATAAAATTAAAGTAGTATTACAAGCACCTGTATATCTTAACATTTCTACATTAAACGATCAAATCAGTAATGCTTCTACTACAGTTGATTATGTAGTAAGTAACTACTATTCAGATAGTGATGATGAGGCTAAAAAGAATGAATTTAAACGTCAGGTAACAAGGGATTTATTACCACATATGAATTGGGATAAATACGATGCTATATATGACACTGTTACTAAAAATGAAAATCGTGAAGCTATTCAGAAACAATTGACTCCTAATGCTGAAGGAGAAGATAGTTCAGATGGTGAAATGAGCTTCTAAATACTTTAAGAACCATAATCTCTAATTAAAGAGATTATGGTTTTTTATATTAAATGTCACCTAGACCAGAACCAGTGATACCACCAGTTAATTCAAAGTCTTGTAAAGCATTACCTGCAACATCAGAATTCTCAGGATCAAACATACCTTCAGTAACGAATGAGTATGTGTTTCTAAGCATCTTTTGTGCAAAGCTATCAATACGTGGAGAAAGGTGAAGATTACCTTTAAACGTAATATCAAGTTCTACTAAGTTTCTGTCACCTTGAGAATAGTTAAGGTGTCCTAATGGAACTTTAGTTGGTAAAACGTTTGTGTAATAAGCGGCAAACTCAATATTCTTTTTATCCACGTTGTTAACGTCAGGACGCATTACAATATATAAAAGTTCACCAGTATGGTTTTTAGCGGCATATTCTAAGCCGTATTGACGAGCGTAAGTAGCAATACCCGTTTCTGGATCAGAAATACCAGTTCCCCATAATTGGTACATATTCTTGATAGGGCTACCAGAATATTCTTGGTGTTTTAACGTAAAGTCAGTATTATTTTTAGTCATACCTGTAGCTACGTTATATTCATTATTGTTGAAACCGTATTGGTAACTTTGAGTTTGTAATTCAAAGTCTCCTAAACCATCAAAACCTTTAAAGTTCTTCTGAGTCATTGCTTTAAAGCCAGGGTATTCAGTTTCTAACCATTTTGGAATTTTAGTCCAGATAATGAAAGCATAACCTGTAACTAATGGGTCAAAGTTTAATTGTTGTAAGTTTAAACCACCTGTAAAGAATGATTTATTCTTAGCAATCGTATTATCATAAACACGAATATCCGCACTAGGTTTAATCATTTTACAACCGTCCTTTCATTTATATAAAATTATATAGTGTGACTAAAAATAGCCACACTATATCTATTACTTAACTACATCTAAACTAATTAAGATACGTTCGATAACGTTGTTGAACTTAATTTTGATTTTAACACGTAAAATCTTTTGAAGTTTATCATAATCAGAAGCTTCTACAGTAGCAGAAATTTCTTCACAGCTACGGTTAGTAATATACTTACTTAAGTAGTTATTTACTTCATAGCTTAGAGCATTGATTGTTTCGATATCTTCAAACTCGAATTGATAATCTTCTACTAAGATCTCAACATTACGTTTAATATCTAATAAAGTTAGAACGTTATTGATATTAGCAAGTGGAGTATTCTTTTCACTACATGTTAACTGAGAACCAATCTTAGTACGACGTGTATCGCTCTCAACATAGTTGATTTTATTACGGTACATTTCTTCCTTATGGTTTTCATTAGGAATGTAGGAAATAGCTTTGTAACCATCAATGATACCACGACGTGGTCCAGCAATAGGATATTGTAAACCGTATTGTTTTGCAATAGACGGAATCTTATTAGCTAAGTAATAAGAGATTGTTACTTTAATATCTCTACCTGTATGTTCATCATAGTTAACAAAGTCTTGAGAGAATAGACCTGCTAATTCTGTAGCTGGAGAGAACTGAGTTTTCTTCCAAGTAATTGCTTGTTCAGGAGTAGCATGGAAACCAGTATCCATCCAAGCGAATATATCACGACGAATGTCACGAGCTAATTGGATCATAGCATTCTTAACTTCTACAGGATAGTTAGCATCTAAAACGTGTTGGAATGGTAACACACGTTTATTAGTGATGTCTGGATCGATTAAACCTTTGTATCCTTTAATTAAAAGATCTTTAATTGCTTTATCACGTACAGAATTGTTAACATCGATTTCTAAATCTCCGTCACTACCGTTAGCGAACTTAATAGGATTATTGAAGTTCTGTAAAGCATTAGTAAAGATAATTGAGTTAAGAGCTACTAATTTATTAGTAGTTAAATCAATATTTAACTTAGCAGTTTTAATAAGAGCAATCTTTCCTTCAGGAGTAGCTAAAGAAGCTGTAACATTAATGCTTTCAGTATTCTTTAAGCTTAATACAGAAGGAGCAGCACTGTTTAGTACTTTATTCTTGATTGTTTCATTCTTGCTTAAGTTGATGTAAGCAATACTTTCAAGAATAACTTGATATAACTTGTCGATGATCAATTCTAATTTGTTATAGATAGTAGCTTTTGTAGAAGCTTCATCAATAACGTTTACATAGCCATCAGCTAATGTTTGAATTAAATCAACTACTTCATTATATAATGTAGCAGAAGCTGAAATTAATGTTTGAATAGATTCTGGAATAGTAGTACCGTAAACAGAGTTTACTAGATTAGTAGACACATAATCATATTCATCACCGATAAGAGTAGTCAAGTATTTCATACCCTCAATTTCAGAACCAACAATACGTCCAAGTTTATAATCAAGAATTTGCTCAGATAATTTGTTGATGTTACCTTTATGAGCAATACCGCTAATAACGATAATTTCTTTCTTATTTGCTTCACGAGTAATGTCGTTTAAGTTCTGTTCAGCTACAACTAATTGGTTACTAGATAAATCACTAGTAGCAGTACGACAGTAGTCTGCAACTAAATGCAATTCTTTTACTAAATCAGTAACTAAACTTTCAGTAGTATTAATCAAGTTATTAAGCTTGAAGAAGTTTGCATCAGTTTTGTCAGCTAAGAAACTAGTGTAAGAACCTTCAACTAATGTCCAGTTAGTATTGATCTTTTCAATCTTTTTATAAACTGAACATGCTGGATCGTCAATTTTATCACTGTTAGCTGTTTTGCTGTTGATAATAGAGTTTAAGATAGATACGAATGTATCATTTGTGATAGCTTTCAATGAAGTTTTCATTGTATCTACTGTTTGTTTACCAGTTTCAAATTGCTTATCACGTACTTTATTATCAATGATAACGATTGAGTTTTCAATCTCATCATCAGAAGCAGGAATATTTTGAATATTCTCACCATTAGTTGTAAGTGGTTTACCAGTACGATCATAACGGTGTAATGAGAAGTGAATGTCCTCATAGTTACTTGTGATTTTAGAGAAGAAAGCTTCTGGTTTATCATTGATTAAACGAGATTTACCAGTTAAGACATCAATCTTTCCTGGTGCTACCTCTTTATTGATTAAAGAAGTAATATAATCGAAAGATTCTTCATTGAATTTACATTTTAGGTGTTTAGAATATTTATTGATTACGTCCTCAATAAACATACTTTCATTTGAACTAGATAGAGTATCTGGATCGAATGACACATAGAATGGACCTTCAATAAGGTTTGCAGTGTTGTACTCATCAAATCGAATTACTTCGAAGTTATAAATACGAGAATCATAAGTATCTTCAAAAGAAGTATTTAATGAAATTCTGAAACCTAAGTTATTGTAAGAAGAACCACGACCAGTTGGATATACAACGAATAAGAAGTTATTCTTGTACTCATCCACTGTTAACTCATCACGTTCTTTAAGTAATTCATATTCAAGTAATTTGTCAGAAACGTTATTTACTTCAGCATAAGTAACAATAGGACGCATAAATACGTCATTTACTTCTACTAATTTACCATTAACGTCTTGAACTTTTTTCTTACTAGATTTTGTTTGAATGTTTAAGAAAGCATGAGCAAATCCTGCATTATCAGGAAGTACACGTAAAATATCAGCTTCTCCACCTGCAGATAACCAGTTAAGAACGTTATAACCAGCTTGACCATATTTTTTCAAGTTTGGATTACCGTACTTAAAGATAAATTCCTCTGGAGAAGTGACTGTATTAGTTTTACCATCTTCACCTTTTTCTGATACGATAGCTGTAAATAATCTTACATTACCACTAGCGTTCTGATAGGAAATTTCTTCACTATTAATAACAGATGTAACAGTAGGATGAAGATAAGTTAAACCTGTATCATTAAATGAACTCTGAGCCATCTTTATCTCTCCTTTTCTTTTTAGTTAATGAAAACTTCTTAATTAAATGTTTCCAAAGCATATCAATATTTTATTGTTTTCTCAATTGGCGAATCAACTTCTTTTTCACCGTTACGGTTTTTCTTAATAGAAGATATAAGTGATTGGTTCATATCTTCAAACGTTATTGCAGTGAAAGTTGAGCTTAATGGAGGTAAACGCTTTAGATTAATGTTCTCATAATCATATTGAGTAATACCTGCTTTATCCTTACCAATCTCTTTACGGAAAGGTTGTGTTAAATCTTTCTTATCACGACACAATTCAGCAATGATAATTTCAAAGATGATTGCAGGGTTATTAAGATTAACTTGGTTAAGTGTAATACTTTCAATATAAAGTTTAATAATATCTTCATAAGGGATGATGCTCGGTAAATTACCATTATGTAGAAGATAAATAAAGTCTTTACTATTTTCTGCTGTTTGCTCTGAAGATGTGTTATAAATAAAGATATTACCTTTTTCTAAGCAGAATACATGATAATCATCTTCTTTTAATTCTGGTTTAATCTTCTTCTTATTAGCAGTCTTAACATCAACATAATCAAATTCAATCTTCATAGGAACTTTTAATGAGTGAATACTACCTTCTTTACCTTTATCTTTCTCATCTTGAGTATATACAATAAATGAAAAGATACCCATTGTATTAATTTTATCACCATTGTAAGAAGCAATACCTTTTTTAAAATAGTCTTTTGGAACGTAAATCTCCATATAATCACCTTCAAAGATAATTCGACTATCTTCACGTCTTAGGAATTTATATTTCATATTTATTCTCCTCTCTAATTTTAATAGAATGTTATGGTAAATGGATATTCTAAAGAGAATAATCCATTTACCATTTTTATAAGGTTATTTGCCTAACTTTTTATCACAGATAGATGTTAAGGCGTTTACAAACGTTTCTTGTTCTTCAGTATCAATATCATAACCCATATATTTAACGTTCTTTAATAGACCGCTTACATATACAGCAAATTTAGTTAAATCAGTTTTAGCAATAAAATCATAAATCAAGTAAGTTAAATAAGTAGCATGTTGTTTGTATTCTTCTGGTAAGAATGCTTTTAAAGTATTTTCTACATCTACTTTAGGGTAAGAATATTTTTTATCTGAATATAATTTAATATAAACACCACGTTCAAGAATATCTAAACTCTTTTTAAGTGTTTTCTTACCGACATTATGTTTACCTAAACGATCTAATGTAAGAGTATCTTCTACTAATGCTTTTTGTTTTAATAGAGTATCCTTGATATCTTGACCTAGTTCTTCATTAGATAATAATTCTTCAATACGTCCTAAAGTATGAGCTACTTTTAAACCGTTTTTAATTTCTTTAGCTTTTTCATCATTTTTGATTTTATCTTCAATATCAGATAATTCTTTTTGACTTTCTTTAAAGCTGTCTGAAAGTTCTTTAGCTCCTTCTTCTTGACTGATTACTTCATCACTTAATTCTTCTACGATGTTATTTGATACCTTTTTAAATTCATCCAATGAAATTCCTAGTTGTGTGTTTAACATAATAATTCCTCCAATAAGTTTTATTTAGTAGTGTTTGTTTTAAAAATTTTAATTAATCTTGATTTAACTTTCATCTGCAATGAATCATTTGCTTTGATATATGGTTTAAGAGTTTCAAATAGATTTGATTCAAAACCTACATCAGAGAAACGTTCTTCCATTAATACGTTTCTAATATAGAAATTAGTAAGCATTTCTGGATCATTTTTAGTCATTAAATCAATTAAATAAGCATTGTCTTCAATTTCAATTGAATCAATGATTTCATCTAAATTGAATACAATAAAAATATTTTCATTGTTTAAATACTTTTTAAGATTAACAAATGATAAATCTTTTTTATTTGTATTAGGTTTGAATGCTTTTACTAAATTCTTACGTTCTGTAGTAATATAATTAACTAGGAAGTTAATACAATTATCTTGTAAATCTATAATAAAGAATTTGTAGAAAGATTCAATTAATTCTAATCTATCATTAAATGTTACTGATTCTGAGAAATCTACTTTAATATTGAACTTTTCAGTAATCAGAACTTTAATCTCTTCATAAACCTTTTCAATTGCACTTTTAATCTTAGTTGTAATCTCTTCATTATCTTTATATTTATTCATTACATAATTATAACGTTGAATAAAGTAAGGAAGATAAGATGTTTGAATCTCTTTTTGATCCAATAATATACCATTAATCTGGTCTTCAATATTTTTTAATACGATATCATCAGATAATGTGTTTATAATTTGATCAATGTCTCTTTCTGTAAAGAAGTCTCGGTTACTATCATTAATCATTGCTATTGCCCCTTTATAAAAAATAATTATATAATATAAAATATGTATACTAACTAACACAAAATTATTTTTATGTTAGTTAGTATTTAATTTTTTAAAATTCTACTTTCTCTAAATATTTTACATTAACATCATATGTCATTCCAATTTCCTCTTTAAGAGTCTTATGCTTAATAATTTTTACATTAGCAATATTACCTCTTAATTGGACTATTTGACCTGTCATATATTCATTAGTAATGCAGAATATTTCATTAGATTCAGGTGTACCTTTAACTAAATCATAACGTTGTAATTTAGCCATAATTATCCTCCTATAATGAAATTAATCATTCTAATTCTCTTAGCGTTCTTATTATCTGGGTTGTTAGCAGGATTCATAGGATTTTTTGGATCTAAGAAATCATCAATAATCCTTTGAGAAGTACTGAAGTCAGTAAAGTTTTCATATGGTTTAGAAAGATTCTTAATTCTATTAACCATTGTTTTATCTGCATTTCCAGTATCAAATGATCTATCACTGATTTCCTTAAGGAATTTATTAATATTAGTACCATAAATTAAAGCATAAAGACCGATTAAGTAAGCCATTAAGCTATCATCATGGAATCCTGGTCCATGTTCAATCTTACCTCGTTTAGTACGTATTAAACTACGAATTTCAGCGAAGATTTTCTTACTTATTAATGAATCAGTTCTTTCATTAATCATCATAAATAGAATCTCATTAATCATGATATCCCTAGAATTCTTAAGTGTATTAATACCATAGATTCTAGTTTCAGTACCAGAATTTGTAGACTTTTTCTTAGGATCGGTAATTTTCTTCTGTCCTTTTTCCTTCCTAACTTCATAATAAAGATTGGAAGCAATACTTGAACGTAATAGTAAGTCAATAACAGCAATACCTGCGTTATTTCGCTCTACTACGACTACAGCACTTGGTAAATACTGTTCTATTAAATGAATTATAACTATACTTAAATCAGTTGTACCAATAGTATTACTATTAAATTCGCATACTGGTTTAAGAGATGCTGGATCAATAACTGTTATTGCAGAGGAGTCTTCACTTAAACCAGCCGCTACATCGACAGATACTATCCATGATTTATTTCTTAAATTCTTCATATCTTCAATAATATCGAAACGATATACTTCATTAATAAAGAATTTAGCTAAAGGTTCTTTAACATATTGCTCAATCATAGACAATTGTTCCTCTGAGAATGGAGAAACGTTATTTGCATATGTCCACTCAAGTAATAACTCACGTTTAACTTTAAGCATGTTACCAAATAAGTCAGCAATCTGTTCTTTTAACCATTTCTCATCTCGTCCTAGTTCTTTATAAGTGAACTCGATACGAATGAATTTATTTTTAGAATGTTCCAATATATGCTCTCTGATTTTAGTAGAATCCCAATCATACCATGTTTCATCAAACCAAAGCGCATCTGTTAATATTTTGTGACAGAATTTTCCCTCTTTTGAATCTAAATCATTAGGTGTTGTCGTAATTAATTTTCCAAACGGTGCTCCACGTTTTCCTGCTTCCTCAGAAGCTTTTGTAAGTGCTGGAGATGCAGATTCGTATATAGTATCATTAAATTTTAAGAATGCAAACTCATCAAACCAACATACAGGAATAGTTAAACCACGACCTAATTTATCGGCATTAGGTTTATCTTTAGCTGTACTTAAGGCTTTAATAGTGTTATTATTCTCATCACATCTAATTAAGTTAACGTTATTAGTATCAATCTTAGGATTTAAATGTGGTTTAAGATATTCTGGTAGTAATTCCATGATATCTGTAAGACGTTTAATATTTAACTGAGAATCCCCTAACTCCTTGTTACTAAATACAATATTAGAGTTTTGTGTTGAGTAGTTATAAACCCAAGAATAATAAGATACCGCACCAATAGTCTTGCCATGCTGACGTGGTAGTATTTCTATTATATTTAAGTTTAAGTTCATACAGAATGTTTGCGCTAAGTTACCTCTATGAAGTAAATAAGGTGTATGACCACCTGGCACTGGTATTCTTATAACTTCTCTTAAGTAGTACCATACATTAATACGACATTCTTTAAGAATCCTTACTTGCATTTCTAATGAAAGATTAGGATCATGTGGATCGACATCTAATAAGTTAGAATCATAAAGGGCTAAGAAGAATTTATTATTTTGTATACCCATATCTTTAAGTTCTTTAAACATTTTTAAGAAACTTACGTTTGTGGTATTATATTGATAAACCATCTTAGTACACCCCTTCCTTTATTTTTCTATATTATCTATTTGTTTTAAAATTTCTTTTATAGCTTTTCTCATTTCCTCACCGTTCTCAGGATCGTTCATCTCTTTAATCAACTCTCGTTTAATGAGTTGACGTCTTAGATAAGTAGCACTAAATTGGTTTGAAATCCATGTAAAGATGTTTTTATCTTTTTTAATCTTGCCTGACATGACCATTTCAAACTCAGCCATTGTCTCATAGATTTCTTTACCATAACCATATTTAACAGCAAACTTATCACTCCAAGCTTCTGATTTTGAATAATAGCGAATAGATACTAATGTTGAAGAGTAAACATAAGATACCATGATAAGAGCAGCGATTGCTGGAATTGGTGAAATAAGACTTAGTATAGTACTAGGGATACTAATACCTGCTATAACTAATTCTATAATTTTTCCTTCAGCATTCAACTTTTTCTGTACTGGTAAGTAGACCTTATGTCCGATTTCATGGAGGATTACAGCAGTGATGTGTCTTCCAGTAAGACCTCTAAATTTACATAACTTCAAGAAGCCTTCTTCAATGTACATATTAGCTTCTCTTCGTTTAATAAATTTATATCCAGTTTCTTTATCTTTAATAGCTTCTTCAGCTATACCTTTAGCTTCCTCTTTAGTAAGGAATATGCACGCACCGTATGAAAGACTATTAGGACGACTGATATCTACTGCAATACGGCTTTTAAGATTAAATGTCTTGTCAAGAATCTTTTCAATCTTAATAAGCATGCTTTCAAACTTCTTATCATGAACATCCTTTATGTTTTTATAACGTTGAATGCCTTTTAAAGAATATGCAGTGGTATTTTCAACTACATATCTATCTAATATTTGTTGAAATAGAGTATCAATCGTACTTAAGTCGTTCACACTATATACTTCTTCTAATAGAAGTCTCTTTTCTTCTAAACTGTTAGCATTAAATTTACCCTTCATAAATGACAACCTTTCTAAAAATTATTATATATAAAAACCAATCAGACTATTATGCCTGATTGGTTTTTAATTTTAGTATGGTCGAGTTAAAGTACCATCGTTGTTTAAGATATCAATCTTACCAATTAATGGAGTGAACTCTTCAAGTGTATGACGTTTTGTCATCATTACACTTGGTACGTTTTGTTTCTGAGTATTCAAGTAGTTATTTACTACGTTGAATGTGTAAGGGTAGTAAGCAAAAGTCTTGAACTTATCTGTACTTGGACAGAAGAAGATCGTTAATTTTCCTTGTGGAATAATGTCAGAAGAAATGATATTGAAACGATCAGATCCAGACATAGCACCAATGCTGTATTCTACCTCAACACCGTTTTGAGTGTCAGAAACGTTATTGAATGACCAAGACACGTTTGGAATTAACATTGTGTCTAATGGGTTACCAATAATCACAAAGTATCCTTGGTAGTAGTAAGTGTCGTTTTTCATTTTCTTAGCTAAGAAGTTGATAACACGACGGATTTCAGTTAACCAATCTTGTGGATTACCAGCAAATTGAGGAGCAGGATGCACGTCGAATTTAGCATGATAAGTACCACCAGTACCTTCGTAAGCTTTATCTAAGAACATTAAGATCTCTTGGTCAACTTTTAATGAGTTAAGATTTGACATGATGTCAATAACCTCTGACGCACCATCGATGTTATAAAGAGCCATAGCATCTTGTAAGAACTCAAGTGGCAGAGAAGCCTCAATGTGTTCGCCAGTTGGAATTTCGATTTCACGTTTAGTTAACTCGAAGCTAACGTTTGTAGCAGTGTTGTGAGCTTCAGAAGAAACCCAACCTAAAATTTTAACACCTTTAACAGTTTGTTTAAGAGATGTTAAAGTAAGAGTACCTTTTGCTAAGTCTACTCCACCCATTACTACATCTTCAGTAACAGTACCATCAGTATGTTTAGCAGAAACTTCACCATATAGACGACGGTTAAGGTCAGCTTTGATGTTAACTACTACTTCTTTAACTTCTGGATTTGCACCATCTTTATCTTTAGCTTCAATTGAAACACGATCAATGATGAACTTAGTATCAATTGAATCACCTGTAGCGATAGAAGAACCAACTGGTCCTAAAAGATCTACTGCCATAGCAGGTAATGCGATAAGGTCTTTAGTTAAGCGTTTTTTCTCAGCTAAAGTATTTGCAGGATCACGCATTCCTTCTGGTAAATACTTACGTTCACCTGTTGGTAATTGAACGAAAGGTTTAGAGAATGGAACTGTGAATGCTGGTGCATTTACTGGTTCAGTTGGAATTGCATATTTAAGAGCAATTTTTGCCCACATTTTACGAATAATTGGTACAGTGAAAGAAGAAATAGGAGCGATTCCGCCTAAATTCGACTCACGGATAATATTCATACGAGCGTTTTCCATTAGAACACGAACTGTCTCTTGATCAGTTGCATCTAAATCTTCTGTAAAGTAATCTACATAAGAGTTGTATTGTGAGCTATTAGAGATAACCTCTTTAATACCTTCACCAAGAATATTTACTTGATACTTCTGTTTGAAGAAATCATTAGCTTCTTTAAGCACAGTACTGAATTCATCATTTACTGACTTAGTTAATGTTTGTTTGTATTGTACAACCATAATTTAACTACTCTCCTTCATAAAATTATTATTAATTATTTTGTTATGAAATAAACTATAGAAAATATATAATTTTTTGTTTAAAAAAATTAATCATAAAAACTATATATTCACTCTTGCTTATTTATTTGTTTAAACGATTGAATCAAAATATCGAATTTTTGCTTGAATGCATCGAATATAATTTCTAGCTTCGAGTTATCAATATTCTTAATTTCTTTAGTTAAAATATAATCAATCTTAGACTTAATATCGGATACATTTTCCAATATATAATTGATAACTTTCATTTGTTCATCATCTGGAATATCATCATATTCTATATATTGCTTATGAAGATTTACTTGATCAATAAAATTATTACATAACTCAGATAATCTAGAATAATCATCAAAGAACATAAGCTTTCTAGCTATTTCAGGCTTATCAACATCATCTGGTGTCATTTGAGTGTTAGTATCTCCATCAGTACCATCACCAGTTTCTTCTCCATCTCCTGAAGAAGTTTCAGTATCATCTCCACCAGTATCAAGACCATTTGAATCATCATCAGAAGATTCGTCACCTTCATCATTACCTGTATGCTGTTCGTTTGAATCATTGTCTTTACCATCATCTGAAATGTCTTCAACATCACTTTCAACCTCATCCATTTTATCATGAATATCGTCAGAAGTAGTTTCGTTATCAGCTTCTAAAAGAAGTGTCTCAAAGTAATTCATTATCTAACCTCCTATTCATGCTGTTCATCTTTTTCTTCAGATTTATAAACTTTAATCTTTTTAATATTAGCTTCTAAAGTTGAACGTATTTTAATAAGTTTGTATCTTTCTTTATCATCTTCTACCTTTTCTAACTGATGTTTAACAAACTCTAACTTATCAGTGTATACTTTTAAAAGCTTAGTTCTCTGCTCTGCTGATACCTTCTGTTTAAGATAACGGTCAGTATAATAAGTAATAACTCCAGCTAAAGGATTAATCAAGAATACTCCATATATTAATGAAGCTCTTACTGTAACTTTAATAAGGCGACTTATAGTAGAAGTTTTCAGTAATTCATCTTCTTTCATAGTATAGATAGATTTAATTAAATCCAGTACCTTCTTACCTTTCTCTTTAGCCACCTTAGGGTCAACCTTTACTTTCTTACCATCTTTAGTAGAATCTTTTTCTAGTTCCTTTTTAACTTTCTCGGCTTCCAAAAATACATTAAGACTATATTCCTCGAAAACGTCTTCATCTAGAAAAAAAGTCTTCATATTATCACCGCTTTCATATATTCTTATAATAAATTGTTAAACATTCTAATATAAATAATTGTATTAAATATCTTGAAAGGAATGATATTTTATGGAAAAATTAGATGGTTTTATTATCACTGAATCAGCATATTCAGCTAAACCTAAAATTGTTTCAGATAAAGCAGATGTAACAGTAGTAGAAACTATTCTTCAAGAAGCAGAAGCGGATAACCGCAATAAACGTCGTTATGATCGAGGTGGATTATTTGGAGCATTAAAAACTCCACAAATCCAAGAGAAATTAAAAAGAAAGACTTTCTATGGAGAAGCAGGACATCCATTAGCTTCTGATGACCATGATGCTGACCTTAGACGTCAAACTTATATTGATCAAACACGTATTTCTCATATTATTACAGACCTTAAATTTGAAGGTAATTTAGTTAAAGGTATGGTAGAAAGTGCTAACACTGCTTGCGGTAAAGACTTCCAAGGTCTTATTCGTCAAGGTTCAGAAGTATCTTTCTCTATGCGTGGTATTGGTGGAGCGGCAAAACGTCGTGGAGACATTACTTTAATTGAAGGACCGCTTATGATCATCTGTTATGACTGGGTAGTATTCCCCTCTCATGCTAATGCTTATATGGAGAAAATCATCCAAGAAAGTGCTCAAGTAAATGAGAAAATTTTAACAGAAGGTAAAATTACCCCTGCTAATATGAATGAGTTATTCTCTTATATTGCTGAATCTAGTAAGAACGTTCAAGAGCTTGCAGAAGCGGCTGGATTTGAAATTAAAAAAGACGGTTCTAATTTATTTGTAGCTAAAGACAAAATGTTAAGTATTCGTGAAGGTGGAGACATCCTTAAAGTTAAATTAGAAGACTTCGTATCTACTGAATTAGACGAGTATATGAGACTCTTCTAATATAAAGGAGGGATTATATTGTTATCACCAACTAAAGTTCTTCGGAACGTAGAAAAAAAATTAGGTTTTAAGTTTAATGAATTAGAATTAGATGCTGAAGAAATGATGGATAATATAAGGGATGAAACTCTTCCTGTATTTAGTAAATACTTCCCATTCCAAGAGAAAATTAAATTAACTCGTGAAGATGGTATTGAAGGTGAGAGAGGTCTTTATTATATTAAGAGTGAATTCGAAATAATAAATGTTAACCGTATAATTAGTAATGGTGGTTATAATACTGCTATTGATAATGGTAGACTTATTCCTAGAATCTCTTCGAATTATGAAGATCCAATTGGAAGTCAATTAATGGCTGATATCCAATCAATGGTACAGAATCCAATTACTCATCGTTTTATATATCCTAATAAAGTTGAAATCATGCCTAGTGGAACTGATGTTAATAGTTTAACGATTATACTGAATTGTGTTCATCCTGAACATTTCGGTACTATACCAGTAAATCTTCAAGATCAGTTCTTAAAACTAGCATTACTTGATACTCAGGAAGCATTATATCAAATTCGTCATAGATTTGCTAATCTAAGAACTACCTACGGTGATATTGAACTATTTATAGATGATTTACAAAACGCTTCTGATAAAAAGGAAGAATTAATAGAAACATTTAAAAGTTCAGTAATTAAGAATCCACATAGGAAAAAAATTTTCGTAATATAATAAGAAAGCATATACACTACCAATTAAGGTAATGTATATGCTTTTATTTATTTCTCTTCAAGTAATAATGGTCTCATTGTATTAGTAGAAATCTTTTCTCTACTAATATTATTCTCCATATAACGTTTTCCAGTAATGGAATGTAACACATCAAATAGCTCATCTGAACTCTTTTTAACTGTCCCATAAACTACTTGATTATATCCCATACCGATGATTCTATTCGCAAAATTAATAACATCGTCATGGGCTACTTTAATATCAAAATTAAAATCTAATGCACGTTTCTTAACATCCTTAAATATTTGAAGAGATCCAATTAAGTCTCTCTTCGTTGGTTGTTCCTTAGATTTATCTTTATAGTATAAACGATTTTCCTCTACATTGTAATATAACTCAAATGTCTCTTTCTTAGGAAATAAAAAGCTATTAGATTTTGTTTCAAGAATCAATACGTTTACTTTCATGTCAAATCTTCCTCCTCAATGGTATCTTCTAAGTCTATAAATTCCGCATATGACGGTTCTTTTGTAAAGTGCATGTTTTCATAAATATCACAGAACGGTGTAAGGGTAAATGAAACACCAGGATCTGAAGCGGCTGTTGCACATAAGTCGAATCTTCCTAAATAAGATGAATGAATACCTCTATAGCGTACATTAATTGTATTACCTCCACTCATTTGACTTTGTGGTCCAGACATTGTTCCTTTAAGAATACTTGTAAATAAATCTATACTATTAACAGCGTTTGAATATCGGATAAGTTCATTTGATACTAATGCTTTTACTAAGAATCCTTGCTGTATATTAAACATTGATTTTAGCTGTTGCATAGTAACATTTCTTGAGTTTTGAATACGATAAATACTAGTTGAGAATTTCATAACTAATGGATAAATTAGGTACTCATATAAACGTAATCGTTTATTAGCTAAGTCCATGTTATCTTGTTTATATAGAATTGAATAGTTACTAGCCATCCATCTTACAATACTATAAATATCGCTTTTATCTTTATTGGATATTCTTAGGTATCTCTTTGTAGTTTCATCTAATAATCTTTCAAATGAAGCTAATATAGATAAACCTTTTTGATGTTGATTTGAATTATTCTTAGTAAAGTTAGAACCTAACTTCTTAATCCAATACTCATGGTCTTGGATTTTCTTATTATTAATTCTTTGTGGTAAGCTTTTCATAAAGGTAAATATTAAAATTCTAGTATTAGGATCGTCTAAAGTTTCGCTATCAAATACATTTATAAATAGGTTCTTATTAATAGAGAATGTTATGTCAGAGTCTTCATCTTTTTCTTCAGTTACAGAAATATATTGGTCTAAGCCGAAGTAATTAAGAGATTTATCAAAACCAAACTTAGCATAATAATATAAGAATAAGTTTAGCTTTCCTTTGAATGTATTTAAGTTAAGTATCTTAGAAGTATATGAATTACCATCCATATCTTCAAACTTTCCTTTCTTATCTTCCCTAGCACTAATAGGCATTAAAATAGTTTTTATTGTTACAGCCTTAGAAGTTTTGTATGTTCCTGAGTCAACTAATTGGAACACTGGGAAGAATCTATTTCCATTGATAATGAAGTATTGTCCATCAATTAATTCTGGGAAGAATAATTTCTTTTCAATAATTTCTTCCTCACCATCTTTGGAAATTCTGAATCTCATTACAAGATTAACTAATCTACTTTCTTCTATATCAATCTCTTTAGAAGCTGAAGTATTCTTGTAAACTTTATTCATCTCTTGATACTCACAACCTAAGAACTCAATATATTCAATAATCTCTAATGACTTACATACATCACTAATATACATTGTAATGTCTTCATTCTTCTTTAGATTAATAAGATCCTCATTAAATTTCTCTGGATTGCTTAATTGGTATGATTTTATAAATTTTGCTACTGACATAGTATATTCCCTCCGTTGCTTTCATTATAAATTATATTGATATACTGTTGATTGCTTTCTTTAGACGATTTACTTCTTCAGTATAGAATGCAATTTCTTCTTTAATTTCATTTCTTCTAGATTCTGTTAAACTCTCATCAGTATCCAATTTCTCCTGTAAATTAGATATCTTATTCTTTGCTAATGTTCTTGTAAAAATAATCTCCGCTACTGCATGATCAATGTAACTAAACATATTGAATTTCTCCTTCTAATAGTTTTTCGACCTTTTCTAAAATTTCTAACTCTCTTTCATAGAAGGATATTTCCGTTATGATATTATTTTCCATTTTATTCATAACACTTTCTTTTTCTTTTGATTCCTCTAAAGAATCCTTTAAAGCACGAATTCTTCTCTTTACTACATCTTGATTAAATCTAACTTCTGATCTAATTAGTTTTACATAACTAAAACCAACATAAGGCATTATATAACAACTCCTTAAAATAAATTATAAATATAAATAACTCATAATACCCATAATTATAATATATATTTATATACTATATTATAACATTTTTAATGGTTTTATAAATATTATAATCATTCTTGTATTATGATATTATTTTCCCAATATTATTTTTGTTACATAAGGTTTTTATTCTTAAATAAAATTATAATATTTGATATGATAATTTTGGTTTTAATAATTATTGTATAAGAAAAAATAAAATAATTAATTAAATAATTATATAAAGGGGGATTGAATAATATGATTATGGATTTCTTAATACTATTATTTGCTCACTTATTAGCTGATTATCCATTACAAGGTGATTTCTTAGCATTAAACAAAGGTAAGAATCCAATGGCATTGTTTGCACATGCAGGTATATGGACAGGAGTTATTGCTATTACAGCTTCATATATTGGATACGATATTGATATTCTTGATGTAATATTCTTATTCTTAGTTCATGCAATATTGGATTATGCTAAAGCTAATAAATTATGTATATATTCAAAATTAGATCCATTAAAAGAAGGTCTATTATTAGATCAATTCTTACATGTAATTCAGATTATTTTATTGATTTTATTAAATCTCAAGTTCTAAATTTATATTTAATGTATTATAATTTTCAAAAAGTTAAAAATTCACTTTTGAAAATATAACATAAATATAATTCATATTTTCTCATATCTCAGAAAGGTTTTTTTAAGGATAAAAAAATTACCTTGAGATATAAAACAAATTTATAATCAATTTACTTTATATTAAATTTTACTTTAGAAAGGAAGTTATTTAAAATGACTCAAGATCAATTATTTAACGAATTAGCAGAACGTACAGGAATGAAAAAGAAAGAAGCTGAAGGTTTCTACAATCACTTAGCAGATATTCTTAAAGAAGAATTAAATGCTGATGAAGAAACAAAAGCTACACTTCCTGGTATCGGTACAATGACAGTTAAACGTCGTGATGCTTATACAGGACGTAACCCACATACAGGTGCAGATGTACCAGTAGCGGCTTCTCGTCGTATCTCTATGAAGTTCTTCCCTAAATTCAAGGCTGAACTTAATAAGTAATTAATGATCAAAGAAGGATTTGAAATATAATCCTTCTTTTTATATTATGGTCTGATAGTTTAATTGGTTAAAACATAATCATGTATAGATTAAGTAATAGGTTCGAATCCTATAAAGACCTTCTAAAACCACTTTCATTTTTTTAATTTTAAAAACATATTTTTGGAAAAGAACAAAAATATAATCGTGGTAATTTACTACTTTTGTTTTATACTTTTGTCATAATGTGAAACCCAAATTCTCATGTAAGAAATTCGAAGAGTATGACTTGGAAATACTCTTCACCCCTAGTCCTATAACTTAATTGGTAAAGCTAGTATAGTAATATACTGTCTTGAGTTCGAATCTCAATGGGACTACCGGTAATCTGGTGTATACCTCTTTCATAGAACAACAGGTCTTTTAAAGGTATATTGAAGAATTCTAAGGTACAGCCAAATCCTGAACCAGTTTGGTAATTCCTTTTCCACCCTTCCAGTGGAATAATTTTGTGTAAATCGGACGATTGAAGGGAATTAATTTTCCCTTCGAACATGGCTAAGTAGTTTAATGATGGTAAAACATAGTTCTTAGGAACTATATATGGGTTCGAGTCCTGTCTTGGTCAACCATGATACTCTTTCGGGGATTTGCAGTTAAACGTGTTAGTTTTAGTTACCTCCAAGTTACTAAAGACACAGGAGAGGGACTAGTCATCCCTCTTCAAACCTATTATTTTGGGTATTAAAAGATTAATCTAAATTATTAATATTATACAGTTTTACAGACGTATATCAATACCACCTAATACACAAACAATTAAGTTAGTCCCTTGGACTTTAAACATTGATATACAGTAAAAGAATGTCATTAAGGAATCTATGTAAATGAGTCAATAATACATATTGAATATAATAATAAATTCTTAGATACTTAATGAAGTCTATTTTTAGTCTCCCCTAAAGATATTGTATAATAGTAGTTTTACGGGTTAATTTTTTATACATATAAAAACCTTTGATAACTTAATACTTAATGAAGCATGTTTAATGCTTTTTGTGCTAACCGACGGTACAGCCATTATTTTTCTTTTTTGAACTTATAAGTATCTACCCAGTCTATAAGCTCGAATGTTGTGATGTATGATTTCTATTCTTTTTACTTTTTTACAATACAAAAGAAGTGAACAAGTCAAATTATTTAATTTTCGTTTCCTGTCAATCAAACGAATAAAAAAAAAAGAAGTACTACCAATTAATTTTGGTAGTACTTCCTTTACTCGCTAAATTCTTGAAATCATATATAAACAGTCATCATTCACTTCCACTTGATCCCAATCAACCTCTTCTAGAACGTTTGTATAATGGTGCTTATGTTCATGTAGCCAGATAACTAAACTATAGTTATTCATCTTATCAGCTAAATATTGTACAGTTACAATATCAGCCATATTCGTTTGTCCACTCTTCCTAATGGTATTAATACCTACTAGAATCTTTTCAGTTACCTCATAAGCTTTGTTTAATTCACTTGATAATACTGCTAACACGTTAAACTCCTCCTTGAAACCCTTTTAACTATTTGTTCTTATAAATTATATTATATAAATAAAATAATGATAGTAAAAGTTTTCAATCAATTACTTAAATGTAATACTCTTTAAGAAGACTGATCTAGGTAGATAATTGTATTTACTTTCCCCTGAAACCTTAAACTTGATCCATTTAGGATTTATTGCCTTGTGTATATGCTTTAAAATTCCTTTGGAATAGAATGTAAATCCAACGGATTCTCTATAATATTCTTCTTTTATGTAATCAGGTAAGGAATTAAAATTAATAAATGTAGCATTTAATACATAACCTGAACTTACATTAATCAATTGATTTTCTTTTAAAAACATTTTACCCAATGATATACCCCCTAAATAAATAATAATCAGACTACCTCAATAATACAAGGTAGTCTCTTATAAATTATAATGTGGGGTGATAATAGCTGTTATTTAAGTTTCTTTACTTCTTCTTTACTTTCAATAACGTTATTTTCAGCCTCCACATCATCTGGATTTCTAATCATTACTCCAATGCCATCACCATTAACAGTTGCTTGCATTGTCTTAACTCTTACATTAAAGTCCACATCTTCTTTTCTTAGTGCATTTAAAAATTCTCTTAACATTGGTTAATACCTCCTAATTAATTTGCTCTTTCAAATAAATAATATATATTTAAAATCGCAATAAAAAAAAAAGGAGGTATTTCTATATCTCTTGTTTTGTTTATTAATCTTACACCAAAATTAATACACAAATTTGTATATTCTATCTATTTTAAAAAGTCCATATATCTATATAAAAATCTCCTGTGCGCCTTTTATTATATAAAAATTTTGGAAAGTGGAATAAACTGCTATTTCTAAATTAAACAATTTATTAGTTGTGGTAATAATCCTCCAAGTTATATATTGCACGTAGTCTAAAGATTGTTCTATTATAGAGCAGTCTTTAGACTTTTTTATATTAATTTATATTAGCTTTATTCAAAGCGCTTCTTAATTCGCCAACCTCGGATTTAAGCTCTTTATTTAAGCTGATGACTTTCGTGTTAGTTTCTCTAAGTTGTTGGTTCTCAGTCTCAAGATTATTATTCTTATCAAGAACACCAGTTACAAGTTGTTTTATTTCGCCTAATTCTTCCATGAGGGTTTTATTTTCTCGTGTTAGAGTCTTCATAGTACCTTCTAATACTTTTATCTTAATTTTAAATCCTCTATTTTCACTCTGCAAGGTATCAACCTTTTCAGATAAACTATCATTACTCTTTTTTATATATGATAAAGACTTATTAACAGTCGTTAATTGATCAAATAAATTCTCTTTTTCTATCTTTAATTCTGAAATATCTTGTCGTTGTGTTACATTTTCTTTCTTTAGCACTTTAATACGGTCTTCTAATACATATTCAACACAATCTTCAACTAATTTCTTAGTCTGGTTTTTAAAGCTTCTTGGCTTTTCCTCACCTGTATTAAACTTATAGAAGTTATCTTTAATCTTTTTATTAGTTATAATCCAATTAAAAACAGTAACTACCGCAAAAAGTGCCACAACGACCAAAATACTTTCAAAATTAAGATTCATTAATATTCCTCCCACACTCTTTTTTATTATAAATTTATATTATATATGATAAACGGCATGTAAAAAAATAAAACTTCTCTCTATAAATTAAATACATACCCTCAAATAAATAATATATATTTATAATAAATTTTGTCTAATAGATGGTATAAAAATACCATCTATTAGACTTTTTTAATTATTTAGTGAAAGCTACTAAGAATCCTTGAATTCCGTGACTAGCTAATTCTCTCACCATTTCTTCAGCATTTGCACGTTCTTTATAAGAGCCTGCTACTACTCGTAAATAGTTAGTTCCATCTTTTTCAAATGGTACTAAGAATGCATCGATTCCGTAAGATTTTAATTGACGGATAGTTTCGTTAGCATTATCACGATCAGTATAAGAACCTGCAATTACACGTAAGAATGTTTCACCAGAACCACCTTCAGGTTTTGGAGTAGGTTTAGGTTTACGGTCAAAACGAATATAACTAGAATCGTAGAATACGAATCCTTCATTAATTTTTAACCAACCATTTACTTCTGCAAATACTTTACGAGTTGCAGAATTACCTAATTTACCTGCTACGTCATAATTAGTTCCAGCACCAGAACGGATACGAACATTATCACCAGTTACAGTTAAAGTACCGATTTCTTCACCATTAGAAGGAACTGATACATTAGGTTTGTTGCCATTAGAAGCAATACCGAAGTATCTAGCTACACCAACAGCATGTGCATTAGCAACGCCATACACATAGTTAGGATCTTGGAATTTCTTAATTTCGTTATTTGGATCATCCATGAATAAGTTTTCAGTTAAGCATGCTGTCATATTAGTTTCACGTAATACAGCATAGTTAGCATCTCTTTGTCCACGATCTTTACGGTTAGATTTACCGTAGAACTCCATTAAAGCATCATGCATGCATCCTTGAAGTTTCATTGTTTTAGCATCGCTTTGACCTTTCATACGGTAGCTTTCGAAACCAAAACCACCACCACCATTACAGTGGATACTGATAAAGATATCTGCACCCCATGCATTAGCAATACGAGCACGTTGACTTAATTCATAGAATACGTCATTATCACGAATTAATTTAACTTCAATACCAGGATATTCTGCTACAAGAATGTCTCTCATTTTAAGAGCAATAGCAAGTACGATATTTTTCTCCATCATTGTTTGGTCAGGAGATACACAACCGCTATCTTTTCCACCATGTCCTGCATCAATAACTACTTTAGCCATTTTTGTTACAACTCCTTTATCAATGTTTTCAGAAGATACTAAAGGCTGATAAACACCATTAATGATGTCACCATACTTTTTATCTGCCGCCCATCTTCCACCTAAATCATTCCATGTAGGTGCAATACCTCTTTCTACATAAGTAAAACGAGGATCAATTAATTGTTCACCAGATGGTAATGGTTTTGTAGAAGCATAAGCATATAAATGTTGTAATTGTGCTCTTACACCATCTTTGATAGTTGGAAACGAATGACCTTTCATTCCTTTAGTCAATACACCTAAACCGCAATAGTTATGTTGGTCTGGTGTAACTGCTGTTCCATTACCGAATCTAAACCAATCAGTCTCAACGATAGATTGACACATAGCTAAATCGCCACGGATTCCATAAACAGAACCGACTTCAATGAAGGCTTTTGCAATTTCCCCATCAAAGGAAGGATTGTTACGTCTAACATATTCTGTTAGTCTTTCAGCACTTATTTGACTAGTACCTAAAATATTCACATATATCCCTCCTTAAAATATGATATAATGAATATTAAATTGTTATAAAAATAGACAAAAAAAAGTAAAGCATACTTAATAGTACACTTTACTTTTAATTAAATTAAACACTGAAGCGGTCTTTAAAGTCTTGAACTGAAAGAATTTCAATTCCTAATTCTCTAGCTTTATTCAATTTAGAACCACCTTCAGAAGGATTAGAAGCTACAACTAAATCAGTTTTCTTAGAAACACCAGAGCTAATTTTATGACCTCTTAACTCTAAGTTCTTCTTAACATCTTTATCTCTGAATCCAGTAAATACGATATTGTATACTACATCATCTTGGTTCTGAGATAATTCTGATTTATACTCTTTAAAGCTAAGTTGTTCCATTAAGAATAGTATTGTCTCGCTATTAGATTCTAATCCCTTAATTAAATGATTAGCCATGATTTCTGAGAAACCTTTCATAGCTACGATTTTATTGAATAATTCTTTACCTCTATGCATTTCTAATACTTCCATTAAACTAAATTCAGTACAGATTAATTTAGCAGTATCTAGAGAGATATTTTCAATACCTAGAGAACCTAGAATCTCATAATCATAAGGTACTTTAGAATCTAAAGCTTTCTTCATATTTTTAGCAATAGTCTTACCTAGACCTTCTACATTAGATACTTCTTCATAATCAATTGTATAAAGATCTTCAATATGTTTAATTAATCCTGCATCCTTTAATCTTTGAATAGTAGCCTCTTTAATACCTTTGATATCCATTTTAACTAGATAGTTCTGTATTCTACCAACTACTTTACCATTACATTCATTATTAACACAATAAGCAAATGTTTCATTCTCATTGATTTCAATAGAATGATTACATACAGGACACTTATCAGGGAATTTAATTGGTTCAATATTCTTATTCTTTTCATTATCTAATCGTTCAACATATGTTAAACAATCATTAGAGTATGATACAAGAATATCACTACCTACACCTAATCCAAGTTCTTTGAATCGTTTATAATTATTTAATGATTGCTTTTGATGTGTAGAGTTAAAGAATTTAACAGGTTTAAACCATACTCTAGGAGTAATAATACCTGTATCACCCATTGTAAAGTCCATACGTTCTACTTGAGTAGTTTCTTGTAGATAAGGGAACTTTAATGCAGTAGCCCATTTAGGTTCATTTTGAACTGATCCTAACTCATCTTTAATATCCTCTTCCATAACATCAATTACTAGACCATCAATCATGAAATTTAAATCCTGACGCATATCAATAATATTGTTGTAGAAAGCTTCAATTTCTTCCATAGCATCATCAATATTATCTGCTGTAACAATTAAAGCATGTTCAAATAAAGCAGACTCTTCACCGAAGTTCTCCTCAATAAACTCTAGCTGTTCTTCTTTTTCCATAACACCGTCTTCATGTTTAACCCATAATGGAACTAGAGTCATGTATTTAACAAAGTCATAAGCTTCATTTTTACCTAAAAGACCTGATATTAGGGAACGAGGATTAACATAAGCAATTCCAGTATCATCAATTAATTTCTTAAAATCTTCAAAGCTTACTACTACTTCATATTTAATACCAACGTTTTCTTTACTTTTAATCTTATGATCTTTAAAGATGTATGTTAAATCAACACCTTTACCATTCTTACCACGAGTAAGAGCTTGCTTAGCGTTACCATTATTATATTCAATTACAACACTATTGCCATCAAATTTAAGAGTAATACAAATAGTAATAGTTCCATATTTATTAATAATTTTAGATAACCATTCTCTTAAATCACCAATATTCTGACACTTATGTAGTGTTCCTACAAGTTCTTCATAACTATGTGCAACAGAAGCAGTACCTTTATTTAAATCAGGTTCAGCTCCAACAATAATATCACCAGTTTTTAATTTATACATATTATATAGAGTATCGTAATCTGTATCAGATATAACTAGAGAATCAGTATTGTAATAGTGATGTGAACAAAATTCTAAGAAACCTTTAACTCCTTCAATATCTTTCTTGGTTAATTTCTTCTTCTCCAATATTGTCTTAGCTAATTTAAAATCCATATTTGTCATAATAAAAACTCCTTTATACATTATATATTATAAATACAGAATTATGATATATATTTATTTTCATTTTCATAAATATGTTGGATCTAAAATTAAATAAAAAAAAAAATAAAGAAGTAAGATAATAATCTCACTCCTTTATTTATTAATTAAAAGTCAAGTCCATCAATAGTATCTAATAAGAATTCTTTTTCATCATAATCAAGACTTACACCTTTACCAATTTTATCTTCATCATGATTCCATAAACGGATATCTAGTTTAGGTTTACCATTACCCCATTTAACAATGTTTACCTCTTTAGTCCAACCATTTCTTCCTTCTGATAATACTTTTAATTTCTGTACAATTTCATATTTAACGTCAGCCATAATGAATCCCTCACTTTATATTACTTTACTGCATAAATAGTTAATTTTTCATCTTCTGGATAAATGTATTCTTTATTATCTACCCATTCAAATGTTATTTCTTTTCTAACATTATCAACAGATACCTTTTCATTATCTTTAAGAGAATGATACACTGCAGAAGCTTGTTCAGTTAATTTAAGATGATGAGTTATTTCTATTTTAACTTTATTTTTAATATTAGAATCTATATTTTCTTTTTCCGTTAAAGGTATGAAACGTAATTCTTTAGTATTAGGAATTTTACCTAATACTCTTGCAATATCAAGTATCTTTCCAGTATGATTTCCTAGAAATTCACTTGTCTTATAAGGTGAAGCTGTATATACTGCAAAGCTACCTTCCATATTAAAATGACTTTCAGCAAGTATTTCATCTACTAATAATCTCTGTTTTTTACTAGCTAGTAAATCTTTTTTCTCAGATGTAGCAAGTTCAGCATTCCTTATTTCTTCTTCCAATACTTTAATTTCATCTTGTACCGACATTTATTTCCTCTCCTTCATATGTAGTATAATAAATAGTTTAGAAGTTTACATCTTCAGAGTCATTGGCTTTTTTACCAGCCTTTATTCTTTCTTCAACATCTTCCTTACTTACATATTCTAATTTATCTCCTTGTTTTTTATTGTTTTTATTTTCTTTTCCCCATGAAACTTTTATTATAGGTTTTCCATAATCAACAAATCTAAATGACTCATCGGTATTATATTCTTCTAATACTTCTATCATTTTATCATTACCGCTAACGAATGTATTTTTCTCTTTATCATAACCTACAATAATTTTTATTGATTTTTCATCTGTATAAGTATTGTCCTTACCGACCTTTACAAAATCAACTTTTTCAAATTCAATAAGAGAATCATCCATATGGAATACATTCTCTCTCAAATGTCGAGCAATGTCTAAAATATTTCCTTCAAAGAACTTATCTCTAAATGTATTTGATTTAACTTTCCATAAACCATTAGCATCAAAGTTTTCAAAGACTTCTGCTTGCTCTAATTCAAACTTAAGACGTTCTAATTTCTTTTGTGTTGATTCTATTTCCTCTCTTAAAGATTCTGCTCTTCCTTTAGACTCCTTTTTAATTTGAGTAGTTACTGTTTCTTGTAAATTATCTAAATCCTTAGCAACTGGTGTAGCTGGAAGAACTTCTGCATAGATACATCTTACTCCATCTTGGATTGATATATGGTTTACTTTGTATCTAAAACTGCCATCTTTAAATGTTTCAAGGGGTTGGATGTGTGCTAATTCAACTAAAGCGCCACTACTATTAATCTCAATTGGTAAATTACTATTCAAATCAAATACCTTAACAATTCTGAATGAATTTAGATTTAATACTGGAGAAATATAACATTTGTCATCAATTATTTTCTTAACAACATATGTCATTCCAGACATATCAGTAAAGTTTTCTTCAATTTCAATCAGTGTATTAGGTTTTAAATAGATATCCATTTCTAATTCAGTATGATAATTTATAAATTTCATTGGTTTGTCATTCCCTTCAAATTTTGTAGCTTCCATTAGAGGTCTTATATAACAAATATCATCTTCTATTCTTACAACTTTGCTTGTAACACCAGCGACATCAGTGAATGTCATACCTTTTTCAAGTATTACATCTTCTCTCAATACCACATTAAGTTCCATATTACTATCAGCACATACAAATCTCATAATTAAATTCCTCCATATAGTCCATGTCTTTGTAATAAATTATACATATTGTCAAGGTTCTCTGAATAATCATCAAAGAACCTCTTAAAATCATCAACAGTTTGATATACATTTGTTTCATCTATATCCATTATATCTCTGTCACAAATATACCATCTATGAAGTCTTCCATTTTCAAATACTCTTACAGTAAGTATTAAATCATTTCTAATATCTACTTCTAATGTAAATCTATCTATAAGAGTAAATTCCATTTGAATAGGTGTTTTTCAAGAATATAACTTACAATTGTTTTCATATCACCTTTAAGAGTATCAATATCTAAATATTCTATCTTTCTAATTAAAGACATTTTAATCCTCCAAGATTTTCTCTACTTTTTCAATTAATTCATCTAATCCACAAGATACTACAGAACATGTTGGATTACGAGGATCTGATTCAAACTCAACTAAATCTCTCTTAATATTCTTTAAATCAATAAGGAATTCAACAGCATTAGGGATTTTTCTATTCTTACGAACATGCGCGTTTATTATGCTTTCAATCTCTGTTCTATCATCTTCAAATTTCTTCATTACTACATCATACTCATCTTGGAAGTAACTCATTACATTACTCTTATACATTTGTCCACCATTAGCATATACGCTAATTTCATTATTAGAACTATAACTATAAATTTTATAAGAAGGTTGATCCTTAGTCTTTTTAGTACCAGGCTCATCTGAATTGTAATACCCTTTAGCTTCGAATAGTTCTTTAAATAGTGCTAAAATATGTGTACGTCTAGCATAAGAAGCTTTCATACTCATAATACTATTCCCTAAATGTCTCATAGGTTTAATATATTCATTAGGGCTTTCAATCATATTTACAATTTCAATTTCGATATCAGAAACTTTTACATGAACTTTAGTAAACTCAGGTTTATATCTAAGAAGCTTTCTATACTCTAAGAATTCCTCATCTGAATCCATATATGATACTTCTCCATCATATTTAAGTTTTGACTTTAGATACTCAAATCTTTCATCATAAGTCTCAACATCCATTGTGATTTCATCAGTTAATCTCATTAAAGATTTTGCCTTTGTAACCTCCCATAATTCAATAACTGGTTTAGGTTCTAAATCTAATGTATATTTACCCTCTTCTCTAATAATATTTCCATTTATTTTGTAATAAGTATTAGATGATGGATATAAACTATAATTGCTTAAATCTACTATATAACCATTTTTACTCTTTAATACTTTAAGGAAATTTCCACTTGGTTCAATAGCTCTATCTTTTTTACCTGATATTTTCTTTTGTGATTGTCTACTTGATCTCGGATTATACATAATATATTCTCTCCCTTTGTTTAATTATTATTGATGTTTGTATAAATTAATTTTACAAGTTTCTGGTTGTACTAAACTAGGTGTAATACCTTTATCACTAGTTCTAATATATCTACAAGTTGAATCAATCTGTTCTAACTCTTGAATTGTATAATTTCCAATATTCTCATTTGATATTACTTTAAAAGCATGTTTTTCTTCAGAATCATCTCCCCCACAAGCACTTAATAATAAAGTACTTGTGAGGAACATAGTAAATAATTTCTTCATTATATATTCTCCTTAATAACTCTTTAATTTAAAATATTCATCTATTGACATTCCACCTGCTTTATCACATCCAACAGGTTTACCATCTGGACCAAATATATTAACAATGCCTGAATCAGCTCTTCCAGTAAAACTACCAATTAAACATCCTGATCTTTTATCTACATAATAGTAATCATTAATAGGTTTTATTGAACTATAGTATGATACTTCCTCTTCACTTTTTACAGTTGTTGAACATCCTACAATTAATGATGTCGTTAATATACTAGCTAAGATCTTTTTCATAATGATTCCCCTCATATTAGATTCTCATTAAGTTTATCCCCTAATTCATGATGATAAACTAGAACCTTTCTATTTTCATCTAATTCGACTATATCTCCAAAGAATGCGGAACGAATAATATCCTCATCTTTTTCATTAATTTCAATATCATGGGTACACATCATACAAGAGAAGTTACCCTCGCTTTGGATTACATGTCGATAACCGCAATCAGATAAAGCTAATAGTGATTTAATTTCATCATTTAACATTTTACCATTATTTACTAATATAAGAATAGTTGGAACTTCTTCATCTTTTTTAAAGTATTTATTAATTTCATCTACTGTTAAATGCATTATTGGTTACTTCCTTCTTTAAATACTTTTACTTCAAAATTAGTATCCATAGAATAATCAAATTTAGCATCATAATGTCTTTCAAATATTTCACATATTAATTTAATATGACCGCTATTAATACGAGAATCTATTAAGATTGTATTTTCATTAAAATATTCTAATAGGTTTTCCACTGTCATAGTGAAGTTATCAGTTCTTGTGTCAATAGATTTTTCTATTGCACTAAATCTTTTTAACTCAATTGCGCTATCGATATAGTCATAAACAGATGTTTCACCTTCAGGAATATTTGCAGTAAAGTTTAATGAAATTATACCTCTACGTAATCTGTCATGAAGTACTGCAATTGAAGAAACTCCTCTTCTTGATGCAATACTAGATTTAGTGATTAAACGGTTTTCCATTTCTTCTTTAAGTTCTTTCATATCTCTCAAATATTCATTACCATAGCTTTGTTTTCCAAACATGTCAGTCACCCTTTTTAAGTTAGTTTTTTATAAATTATATATTATATAGGAAATTGAGAATTAAGTATCCCAATCTTCATCAAAATTAAATTCTTTATCATCATCTGTATTATAATCAAAATATCCAGTACTATTCCAATAAATTTTAGCATCATTTTCTTTTAGTATATTCCATAAATCTTCTTCAAATAATCCTCTAATTTCTTTAAATGTTGCTGTACCAAACCAGACTTGTTTTGCATTAAAATGATCTACAACTTGAAATGATCTATAGAAGTAATCAATGTGAGTACCATCCTTAAGAATTATATCAATATAACCTGTAACACCGCCACCCTCTTTAGGATCTTCGTCAGGGAATGCCATTTGTTTCGCTACAAATAATAAAACCTCTTCAATATCTTCAACCTTACTTTTATCTAAGTGTTCTTTATTTTTAAGCGTTTTCATATTTATAACTGTTTTTATTATTTCTTCCATTTTTACCATCCTTTTATAAATTATATATTATGTAAGAGATTGGGAAAATCAAGTATCCCAATCCTCACTGAAGTAGAAGATTTCATCTAAATCATTAGGGTCTAAAATTTCTAGATTACTATCAATATTTTCACCATAATATTCATTAGACCAATAAACTTCAACACCTAAATCCATTAATTCTTTCCATAAATCTTCTTCAAATAATCTAATTAATTCTTTACATGTTGTATTACCAAACCAAACAAGTTTAGTGTCAAAAGTTTCTAATAAATCTTGCTCAGGTTCTAAATATCTTAATTCCTTCTCACCTTTAAATCTATATCTAATATGACCATTAATTCCTCCACCATTCTCATCAGGGAATTCCATTTGTTTTGCCACTGTTAATGTAAAACGATCAAGATCTTTAATTTCTTTATTAGATTCTTTTAAAAGATTATCAATATCTTTTCTAGTAATTACTGCAGGTTTAGATGGTTCTACAATTACTTCATCTTGCGTTTCTTTAAGAGATTGACGATTATTTTCATAATGAGGTTCATCTGTTAATCTTCCTGTAAGAACAACCCCACCTTGTTCAATCCATCCTACAAATAAATTTAGATTACCATTGACAATTGAACCATTTTGGTCTACCACTTGTAGAATTATCTTCTGATCCATTAATTCTGTAGCCATTTCTCTATCTGTATAATTTGCAATTTCTTTACCAGTCTCATTCCATAATTCTCTAAATGTTAAACTATCATCGACATCACTTTTAACAGGAACTAATTCTTTAATTTCAATTTCCTCTTTTACAAGATTAAGGAAATCTCTAAATGATTCAGCACCGTTATTACCCCATCTAAATTCATGTAATAAATCTCCATTGTCTCTTGATAAGAAATCTTGTAATTCTTTTTTCATAGTATATTCCTCCAATAAATTATATATTATATAGAACACCATTAACCGTATTTAACAGTTAATGGTGTAATTAAATTATTTTTCTTCGTCTTCACCTTTATCAAGTTCAAGACCTAATGATGTGAATAGTCCTCTAATGATCTTACTATTATTAGACTCTGTTTGCGTTGGCGTAAATTGAATATCAAACGGATTACCAGTAACCATTTCTTCAGTAAGAGCAGTTCTGTCTTCAATATTAGTTGAATAAGAATCCATTAGAATCTTAATTGGATCAATTCCATCCCCTACTAAAGCAGCGTTTGTTACCTCCATACTACCAAAACGGATTGGAGTACGAGATTGAATATCTTTGTATTCTTTATATGCTTTACCTTTAGATGGTAAATCTTTAAGATCATTAAATCCTGTTGAACGAGCAGAGAATTTATTAATCGCTTCATGTTTAAGACGCATGATATACATTTCACCCATGATAATTGGATTATGAATACCTTCGAATTTAAACTCTTTTACAAAGTCGTATTTCTTATAAATCTCTCTAAACTCATCAATACCAATATTATTCCAGAATGAACCTTGATGAATTGGAATACCATTGTTAATGAATCCCATCATTGCTTCTTGGAACTCTTCATCAGAAGCATGTGTTAGATATTCTTCTAGATGTTGTGCTTGTTCTTTATTAATCATACCTACATAATCCAATAGAATCTCTACTGCATTATCTAAATCTTCTTCCATTTTCTTTCTGATATATTTTGATACGAAATTAATTTCCATCTCAATCATCTGAGAAGGATTCATACGGTTATAAACACCTAAAGGATTAAGAACAATCTCAGCTCTTTGACCTTTAAATGGACCTTCAGCAATAACTGGCATCTCAATATCTGGTAATACTTTGAATTTCAATTCTTGATATTCAGAACCTTCATTACTACCTTTTTCAGAGATAATACCTTTATTACCATAACGTCCTGTAAGTTTACTACCTTCTTTAACTGGTTCATCTTCTAGAATACTAAACTCAATGATATAGTTATCGAATTTATTATTTTGATAAGTGAAAGTATTTCCTTCATCAAGAATCATTTTAGCTCTGTTGTAGTTATATAGTAGGTTTTGAGAAATTTTATTTTCTTCTTTACCTTCTACAATGTTCTTTAATGCTCTTACGATACCTTTGTAATATTCATTTTGCTTTCTAATATATTTCAAGATTTGTTTACTATAATCTTGATCTTCAAGAACTTCTAAGCTTTGGTTATTATAGATATTGATATCTACAATTTGTCCACTTGAATAGAACGTATCATCGGATTCTCTAATTTCAGATAGATTCTTTAATTCAAATAATAACTTCTCATAATTAATACGTCTTCTTGATAAGATAATTTGCTCATCAATTTCTTCACCAATATCAGGGAAACACTTGTAATTATCTTCATCACCATAAACATTCACAAGAATATCGTTGGTATTTACTGAGATCATTACTTTCTTTACTGAGTGGGAACATAGTTTCTTTCCAGCGCTTTCTGAAATTGGGATAGCATCCTCATAAGTTTTATTATCATATGCAAGATAGATTGCATTCAGATTAACTCCATATTGGAAGTTCATTTCTTCATCATAGTTATTATTCTTATAAAGAACTGTCTTACCACTAATCTCTTGACCTTTCTTAAGACCATCAATAACCTCATTATTGAATTTATATCCATAATGCTCTGTTAACCAATGATGTTCATGTCGAGATACCATGTCATATTCACCAGTATCTTGATTAAGTATAACTAAATCATAATTGAACTTATTCTTAACAATCTTTTCAATAATTTTGTAATTACCTTCTAACATTTTATAACCAGTTGAATGCTTTCCAACTTGATCTTCAAAGTTAGTAAATACTAAAGGTGGTTCAGCGCCTTGTAATGGAATACACTGACTAATATGTGATGTAAACATTTGCAGTCGGTTTGAGTCAGTCTTATTTGCATTTGGTACTAAAAGTGGTTCTGCTAAAAACTTGTGATTATTGTGATACTCTTCCTGATTAATCTTGTTTAAATCTTCCATTTAAAATCTCCTCCAAATTAAAACCTATATAAAATATATTATATCTATACTCTATTATAATATGTCTTTATAAAGCTATTTAAATCTAAAAAAAGAAGACCTGATTAAAGGTCTCCTTAAGAATTATTTAGAAAACTCTACTAGAGCTTTAATAATTCTTTCTGCTTCATTTTTATCCTGAACAACACTTTTAACAACACTCTTCATAGTAGCTTCATTAGGGAATACCGCAATATTATCACTGTTATCCCATGCAGTAGTTTTCATTTCAGTAGTATTATCTGATTGGAGTTTAACTTGCTTTAATGTATAACGATCTCTAATACTTCTATTACATAGGTAGTATCCTGTAACAATACCAAATGAATTAGTTCGACTATTATAAATGAATTTACCAGTATTGAAATTATTACCACGTAAACCAATTAACATTTGACCTGTAGATAAATAAGTTTGTGTTTTAACTACATCTAATTCTAGGATTTTACCGAAGTGTTCTTGGATAGTATTTTCAGATTTATCATCTTTATTAGGTTCATGGACATAGATTCGTCGTAACTCACCATTCTTTAATAAATGACCTTTAACAATATAACCACTTTGAATAGCAATCTTTTCAATTTCAATAGCAGTTTTAAGACTTTCAATATTGTTATTAGAAATAAAGTGAGTCTCAAAGAATGAGTTGATTGATGCTTGGAAAGATTTAGCCATTTGTTTTAAAGCTAATTCAGGGGTTTTAACACGGATTCGAATATCAATTTCCTCTGGATTAATAGTATCCATATTAAAATCTGGTAAGATAGTGTTAGTTAAAAATTCTTCCATTCCAATTTGTACATGTTGTGTTGTTGTAGTCATAATAAATTCCTCCAAGTTTTTTATATATTATATATGATATGAAAAGGATAACATCATATATAAATATGACATTATCCTTAAAAATATTAACCTTCGTACTCTACTTCTTCACCTTCACCAGTGTAGTAATTACCATCACTGCCTAACCATACATCATTTTCTTCATCTACACATTCTACTAATTCAAGTTCACCTTCAGAACCCATTTTCTCTGGAAGTGGAACGAATTGAACCATAACTTCATCAACAAGACGAGCAATAGTTTCTTGTAATTCAACTGATTCGTTATATTTCTCTCTGAATTTCTTCTGAGTGAATTTAACATCAGGGCAATCCTCAAAGTAGTAAGCACGAGGTGAACCTTTAAGATAACCATTATCTTTTAAGATATTGAAGTTAGTCATAAGGTTATCAAGACCATTACGTTGAGAGAATACCATATCAAATTTCTTACCAGATTCATTTGAACGTGATTTTAAGAACTCACCAACAGACATGAAACCTTTAACTCCTAGAGTTTCATCTTCTTCTAATTTCTTACCTGGCTCTAGACGTAGTAAAGAAGAAGCCATGTAGATACAGCTTGATCCACCAGGAATAGATTCATTTTGTTTTAAGTAGTTTAATTTAGCTTTAGTCTTAACTGGTCCGATCTCAATCTTTTCAGTGATATGGTTAACAATGATTAAGATGATGTTACCTTCTTCAAGTGGTCCAGCTAGACGTTTGATGATAGAGTTATTTTCTTTAGCAATAGCTGATGCTGACATTGAACCAGAAAGTTTTTCTTCTTCAGCAATGTTTTGAGGAACCATTACAGCCCATGAATCAACAATAACAATGCTAGGTGGAATACCGTATACTTTGTCTCCATTATAATCAATAATACCAGTATCATATTTTAATAGGTCAAAGTTTTCTTTCTTGTTCTTGATATTTGCAATAGATTTACACATTTTATATACAGATTCACTATAAATCTTACGGTTCATTAAGTGATATTTATTTTTAATCTTTTCATCAGACCAACCTGTTAAACCTTTAATACGAGCAATATTAGTTGCACGTTCAAAGTCAAAGTGAGTTACTGTTGCATGTTCGAATTGATCAGCAATGTGAGTACCAATTTGAATAGCGGCAGTAGATTTACCAGAACCAGATGGTCCAATAACAGTTAAGATTTTACCACCTTCAACACCAACTACGATCTTTTCATTCTCTTCACCTTCAACACGACCATTATGATAATCGATTGCATCGATACCAGTTTTATATACAGGCATGTAAAGGTTTTCTTCACCTAAGCCATCTTTTTTAGCTACTCCACGGAATTCATCTGCAAGGTTTAATGTTGTCATTTAATATTTCCTCCTATAAGGACTTATAAATTATAAACTATATAAATCCAAAATTTACTTTTCATAATATCAATTTTTTGTTATATGATATTTTTAAAAATAAATTTTTAAGATTTATTGACAACACTTGCAGATGAATACCATTATTGAGTTATTTTCTCACAGAATGGCTTACCATTTTTAATGAGAGGTGAAAATGACTGTACATCGTTACCAAAATCATTAGATCCAGCAATTAAGATATAATGACATTTGGATTCATCACCATTATCTCGTACAATAAATACTTTATTCATAGAAGGAGTAGCACGAACATCACCATTTGCATACTTTAACACAAATCGGTCTTGTACTTCTTCTAATACTTCAAAGCGTTGTTCTTTGGATACTTTTATTAATTCCTTACCTGTATCACTATCTGGTTTTGAAGCACATGCAGATAGTAATAAAGTAGGTAGAAGGAGAACTGATAATAATTTTTTCATTTCAATTTCCTCCTATAAGTGAAAATAAGATCCAAATACAGTACGACGTGATGAACGATTGTTAGATACACCTTTAGCTTCATTATGATGATTCTGAATGAATGCATAAGCTTGACGACTTGTACTTCCATTGAAACGATGAGATGTTGTCTCTTCAATGAATTGAATAATATTACGTTGTGTTACTGTTACTGGATTTTGACTATGATATCCCCATGAATAAGTTCCATCACCATGTAATGTTGTTTGGTTTTCTTGCATTATAAATCACTCCTATAAAATAAATTATAAATTAAAAATGATACTGGTATACCATTATATAATATTTATTTGAAATGATTTTTATTTCTTTTTAGGTCTCATTACTATTTCAAAACAATCATTACACTTGTGTTTATCATATTTACTCTCTTCTTCAAATGAACCAAAAGTATCCATCTTATAAGTATTGATATGTGGACATACTTTTCTCATTCTCTTTAATAATTCATTTTCCTTACTTATATATTCTCTTAATATAATTTTATTTTCTTCATATTCTTTTTTAATATCTTCAAAATTATCTTTTTTCATAATATTAATACTCCTTTATATAATATAATTTATTATAATAATTATTAATATAAATAATAAAGATAGTACCACTAAAAAGCAGTACTACCTTTATTAATTTTTGTTGTATTTACTCTTTTTTATGAAATCTTTAATAAGTTGTGGATTCCATCTTAAATATTCAAGTAAACTATAGATATTTTTAAAATCTCTACTTCCTTTACGAATGGAATCAATCTTTCTATAAAGTTTCATAGTGTTTTGATCCACATTTCTATTGAATTCAAAACCTAAGGTTTTATTAGCAAATTGATAATCTGCTATATAATCAACCATAATTTTTTTAAGAACTCTAGTATAATCATTGCTTTCCTTATACTTCTTTATATATCTTTTAATAATTGCAGGATTAAAGAAATATTTAGCTAAGCAACGAACTATACCAATTCTAGCATAACGAATATCTGGAATACCTAATAATAAGGTAACAGTTTCATATATACTATTCTCATAAATATTTTTCTTAGCAATCTTTGCAATACCCCTTCTAGGATTACGTTCTGTACTGTACACCGAATAAATATTAACAGTATGAATGAAATTATCCAGAGTAATATCTAAATCATTTTTGAAGAAGTTATAAATAAATTCCATAGATGATGCAACCCTAGGTCTGTCTGAATTATGTTGCAACGTTACCCCTATACTAATATTTTTATTAGAACGACTTAGTCCCTCAAGTAATTGCGTGTCAAAATAAACATTAACACACATCTTACCAACATTATAATTTTCTACATTAAAGTCATCATAAAACATTACTAACACCCCATATATCATTATCTTATTTCTTTATATTTTGATCTTTCTATTTTTACTTTGCTATCAAATCTGAATTCTTTATATATCAGAGAAGCATCTCCTAATTCATTAGTTCGAATAGTTCTTAAGTGAGTATCGCCTACTATAACAACTATTTTCCCTTTCCCTAAATACTCTTTAATCTTCTCAACCATGTGCTTTTCTCTTAGAAGAAACTTATTCTTTAATGAATAATGTTGGGGAACATCTTCTAAGTCGATTCCTATAAATGGTATATCTAGTTTGTAAGCTAATTCATACACATCTTTATTTATACTTGGATCACATTGATGTCCTCCAATTCTGCAGTGACTTAACCTTTTTCTAGCTTCCTGCTTATTGTCTATTACATCTTCATACAATAATTCATGAAGAACATAGTCAGGTTTTAGTCTTTTTATCTCTCTTTCAATAGTCTCTACAGAATCTCTTACATGATGATTTTCACCAAAAATAAAGCATGTTTTGACAGACATTTTAGAACTCATCACCTTTAATTTATTTTTGTAATTGTCTTAATAATTCTTCTTCATCAATTGGTTGGTCTAATAAGTCACTATCAATTCCTGCCCCAATAAGTAAAGCATAGATAGTATTTAATACTTGGTTTTCACTGATATCTTTTGGAATATCTTTTAAGTAAGTATAACCATACATTGAGATTTGCTTATACATTTCAGTCTTCTTCAATGAACTATCGGCACGAGCACCAAAGAATTCTTGTAAAGCATAATCTGCTTCAATAACAGATAAAGCATAGTTCTCTGCATCGGTAACACGAGCAATTTTATCATCACCTGTTACTAGGTTAGTCTTAAGGTTACGTTTATTAATATCTAACGAATAAGTATTCTTCTTAGATAAAATCTGCTGTAAACGTCTTAAGTGAATATAACCAATTGGTACTTCATACATAGTTCTTAATGGATCATCCTTCTGACCGTCATGACTAAAGTATACATACTCATTTAAAGGAACTTTTAAGAAGTCTAATAATTCTTTGATATCTTTTAATGAAGGTTCATTTTTATTTGGAAGTATCTCTAAGTAGAAATGATCATCCTCACTATATAAGAACTTCTTCATATATTTATCAAATTTCTCATCAGACATAGACTTAAAGAATCTTTTATATTTATCTACGTTAATACCAGACTTATCAGCAATAGCTATTGATTTAAGAATCTTATCCTCCATTTTCTTTCTTTTAGCAGGTGTCATCTTAGTAGCTTCACTAAGTAATTCAATTCCTTCTTTAAGCATCCCTCTTTTATCAGCTTTAACCTTATCAGATACTTTACCTGAAGAGATTTGAGTAAGGTCTGGATGATTTAAGAAATCATTAGGTCTTACTAAACCATGATTCTTATCAAATAATACAAGTCCTGCATTATTCAATACAAAAGCAATAAATTGAGAGCAGAAGAATTCATATCTTCTATTTAAAGGGATATTAAAAGCATTCAGGATCAAAGAAATCTTGCTAAATTTGAATTTAGTTTTTTCTTTTTCAAATTTCTTTAATTCTTTCGTAACTTTATTGAACTCTCCTTCAGTAACCTTTAGTTCTAATTGAACATAATCAGCATCGTTTTGTTTGTAGAATCCTGAATCCATTTTTTCAATAATGAAACCTGATTCTTCATCATCTACATTTCTTCCAAAACCATATACATGATTAAATGAAGGATCTAATGCTAATGAAGCATGGTTGAAATCAGAACGTATTACATTCTTGATAACTTGACCCATTACTGTCTTTGTATTAGTAAGTATAATATGAAGAGACTTAGTCAGGTTCTTACGATTTCCTTTTAATTTTATTGGTCTTACCATGAACTCTGTATTGTATATAAATTCATTTAATACAGAAAACTCCTCATTCTCATTAATAATTTCTTCATCTCTTTCATCAGAAGGGAACATGTATCCTTCAGAACATTCTGGACAAATTAATGAAAGATGGTCGATACCTTCAGCGTGGTTACAAATGTTGCAAATAGTTTTCATTTAGTTACCATCCTTTCGTACTGTATATAAAATTGTTCTTTTAAAAGGAAAATTTTTAAAACGTTGAAATTACATAAACTGTTTCAAATACATATTATATAATCGAGCTTTACATCATATTGCATAAAGGAGAGACAGACATGTTAGAATTTGTAAACTTAAAAGATATTGAAACTAAAGGAAAGGATTTACCAGAAGTATTGGTGAATTATTTCAAACCAGATTTAGAAGTGTTAGACTCTGAATATGGTGTTGACCGAGGGGATTATCTTAAAGAAGATGGAGGATATGTTGCTATCCTAGAAGACAGTAAAGACTTTGAAACTATCAAAGAAAGACATGATGTAGATATTTTAAGTGAGGATGCAGTATCAGAATTTAATGACAAGATTATTGCAGGAGATAAAGAGTATATTGGATTCTTATTCTTAATCCATAATGAATTTGGATTGAAAGTGATTTGTGAGACTAAACTTTTACCAGAAGATTCTTCATATCTATATGATATCTTTGAGACATTTGAATAAATAATAAAAATGGATAATAAGAATTTAATCTTATTATCCATTATTTTTTTTTTTTACTCGGTTTCAATACCAAATTGTCTAGCAGTTCTTTCCCATCTAAGTTTAAGTTCATCATCGCTTTTAATTTGAGGTGTATTATTAACAGTCTCAAATTCAGTACCTTTATGATACCAATCTTGAATAGATTTGTTAGTGGATACAGTATAATTAAATGCTGAATGAATACCTGCTGATACAACAAATGTTAGAATTCTATTTTGTTTATCAGTAAGCTTATTAAACTTAAGTTTATGAATTGCATATGTTACAAAGTGCATAATGATTGCAGGTGTTCTTAGTTTAAATAAAGTCTTAACTGATACTTTCTTACCTAACATTTTTGAAATCTGGAAGAAATATAGTCCAGTCTCAAATAAGTTAAATACTGCAATAAATGTATTACCGAATTTAAATTTAATTGAGTATTGTTTAGCAAATTCTTCAGTAATAGGCGCTACAATTGATGATGTTACTAACATAGAAATTGTTGGTGTTAAGAATAGTGCTAGAATTGCCGCTAAAAGACTATTAACGACTAATACAACATAACATAAACCAATTGAATTTATAATATCTTTCTTACTAAATTTACCATCATTATAAATTGATACAAAGTTTCTTTGAATAGAACCAACATTCTTATCATAAAGAGCGTTTACTGATTTAGTAATCTCATTAGAGAAGTTTTTGATATTATTTTCATTCAATTTAAGGAATTTAATTTGACCGAAGATTCTTCTAGCTTCTTCATTAATTTCCTTTTGTAGTTCTTTACCATTGAATAAACGTGTTACTTCCTTATTCTCTTTAACTTGGGACGTAGCAGATTCCATTAATAATCTATGATCCTCACGAACATCTTTAAATTCTTCTCGTAAGTCATTAAACGTCATATTTTCAAAATCACACATCTCTACAAATTCCATCAAAGCTTTAGAGATTATATCATTATTTTCCATATATTTAACATCTTCTAAATGCACTAGTGTCATTACTTATTCCCCTTACTTAATAGTTTGTGTATCTGAGATTAGTAATGTGAAGTAAGTATAAAGACCTTTACGGTAATTATTCTTAGTTGCTTCCCTCTCAGTATTCATATAGCGTTCACTATTCTTATTTAAGAAATAGTCCAATAAATCTTTAATTTGAATAATTGCTTCATCCTTAGTATTACTTCTAGAATATACTGAGATAGAATAAGCAATGAACTTTTGAGTAGCAATTGTATCATAACTATTCTTACTATCATTTAGATATACTTGAAGTATTAAACGAATTAAATCTCTCACCTTAGATGATTCATTTTCCTTGATATTATGAATAGCGTTGTTTAATGTAGGTGTATCACAATTAGCCATTTTAGCCGCAATTCTTAATATCTTTTGGTTGATACTTGTAGAGAAGAACTTGATACTTACTTTTTCAGACAACTGAGTTATAAGACCTGATAAGTTCTCAGTTTCATAGTAGTTTTCTTCATCATTAGAATCCTGTTGAGTATTTAAATAATTACCTTCTTTATGATTATAATGATATTCTCCTGCAAAGTTTCTTATAAGGTTATTTAGACGTGAACGAAGATTAATGAAATAATCAGTAATATTTTTGTCATCACCTTTAATTAAATCCTTATAATAAGTTTCATGTGAAGTAATAGCAGTATGATAAATAGCTTTAATAACAACTCCATACTGTTTAAATAAATATTTATTACTTACATTATTTATTGTATATTGCATTATATTTTCATTAGGTGGATATTTAAAATATTTATATTGTAATGATGAATATAATGACAATGAGAGGAAAAGTAGAGCATTATTGATGCCATCTTTGTCCTTTCGGATAGTAAAATCTCTAATAATCAACGTCATTAATACGTTAAAAGGTTCGTTAGATATTTTCCATTTACTATCAAGATGTTTAAGTTCTTTAAGATTATTTACAATTGATTCTTTTTCTATTCCAACTAATTTGTAAATAGGTTCACGTTCATATTTATCAGAGAAATAGAGACGATATGAAGGAGCGTTATGATAGAGAATCTGATTGTTTTTATCTACGTACTTTTGAATGGATTTAATAAATGTATTCTTATTTTCCTTATTTCTAAAAGTACTTTCAATCTTAGGTGATAAGGTACTGATAAGTAGAGAATTAGTCATAATTTACCTCCTTTTATATTTATGTAACGATTTATGCTAATAATTAATTGTTGAGAAAAAAAAAATAAAGAATCGATTTATTGAAAACCGATTCTTTATTTTTATATTATTTAAATCATGCAAGCATCTAGGATAGTTTCCTTGTCTGCTAAACGTTTAATAATTACTCCATATGCTGGACGTAATAAGAACTTGATATCTGCTGTATTAATATTGATAATACTTGTATTAGATATTACTACCATGTTAGACTCTTCATTGAATGATAGACATTTAACTGCTTTATCATCACCTTTAAGTCTGATAGCAATACGTCCTTTACCTGCTCTTCTTTGAGGTGGGAATTCATCCATACTTACTTTCTTACCTAGACCATCTCTAGTCATTACAACAATACCTTTAGTATCTTCTGTTACCACATTTAATGATGCAATAACATTATCTTCATTAATTTCAGAAGCATCAAAGATATTAGAACCAAAAGTAGGACGTAATGTTACTGGGATCTCAGTCTTATCAAAGTGAATTGCATTACCTTTAGAATTTAATGCTAATACAGAGAAGTCATTATTAATATTCTCAGCTTCAACAGCAATTACTTCATCACCATCATTTAATTTAGTTGCAATCATTCCAGACTTACCTAAACGTTTAAATTCTAGAATAGATGTTAATTTAATTTTACCCATCTTAGTTGCAATCAATAAATGGATATCTTCATTTTTCAATTCATCATTTGTGATGTTAATAATATTTACAACAGTCTCACCGTTTACAAGATGTGAGATATTAGATCCAAATGATTGAATAGAAGTATCTTGTAGTTCATAACACTTGTAAGCATATACTTTACCAGTATTTGTAAACATCAAGATGTTATCTTTAGAATTTACTTGTAAGATAGATTTAGCAACATCATCTTCTTTAATTCTACCGATATTAAGTCCTTTACCTCCACGCTTCTGATCTTTAATATTACTTTCAATCTTCTTAAGGTAGTTATTTCTTGTAAAGATAATTAAGTAATTTTTATCAGGAATAATTGTCTCAATATTAAGTGAATCTTTAGTATTAATATTGCTTACATTTGTAGTTTGTTTTGCTTTACCATATTTCTTTCCAAGAGCTGTTAATTCATCAATGATATATCCATCAATTTTAGACGGATTAGATAAATATGAAACTTCATCATCTACTTTAGCTTGTAATTCATCTCTCTCTTTAGCGATTTCTTTAACCTCTAATTGATTGATACGAATTAGTTTAATATCAGTAATATGATCAACTTGTTTTTCTGTAAAGTCATATTTTTCCATTAATTTATCTTTAGCATGTTGTTTTGATTTAGCTTTCTTGATAATTTCAATTACAGTATCAATATTATCTGGATGTAGAGCAATTAATAAACCATCTAGTAAATGAATACGATAGTTATGTTTACGGATATACTCCATTTTAATACGTTTAATAGTATCTTTACGATATTGAACCCAGTCCATAATTAGTTCTTTAATATCATAAATAATAAATTTATCATTCTTTGTTGCAATTAAATTAAATGCTAATGTTGTTTGACATTGTGTAAATTTATATAATTTATTTCTAACCATTTCTAAGTCAGCATCTTTTTTAACATAGATGTATAACTCAATATTACCAGCTCTAGATTCATTCTGAACGTCTTTTAATTCAGGGATTTGCTTCTCATCCCATGCTTCTTTAATTGATGCACGAATAGTACTAAGTTTCTTCATATAAGGAACACTTCTTAAAATTAGACGATGTTTCTTCTCATCAATATCAATTGTAGAACGCATTACCATTTTACTAACACCTGTACGATAAGCATCTTTTGCTTCTTCAATATTAATAATCTCACAACCTGTTGGAATATCAGGATGGAAGTCAGCAATAAATTCTTCAATATCAATATCTGGATTCTTAATTAATTCAATTGTCTTACTAATTGTTTTAGCTACATTGTGCGGTGGAAAACATACTGAATATCCTGCCGCAATACCAAACGCTCCATTAATAACGTACATTGGTAATTTAGCAGGAAGCGATGCTGGCTCTTTAGTAGTATTATCAAAGTTAGGTACAAAGTTAACTGAATTATCATTAAGATTATCTAACATTACTTCCTCTGCAAATTTATCCAAGCGTGCTTCTGTATAACGCATAGCGGCTGCTGGATCACCATATATAGTACCAAAATTACCATGTGGGTCTAATAAGATTTTACTATTTGAATAATCTTCAGTCATATTTACAATTGCATCATAGATAGAAGAATCACCTTTAGGGTGAAGTCTACCAATAACATCACCCACGATTCTTGCACTCTTCATATACTTTTTAGTAGAGCTTGCACCTAAATGATTCATAGAATATAAAATACGACGATGAATAAGTTTTAAACCATCACGAACATCTGGAATTGCACGACGTAATAAAATCTCGTCATAATAATCAACCATATTATCTTTCTGAATATCACTTAAATCCTTTTCAATAATTCTAGACATATTAAATAATTCTCCTCTTGTTGTATATTTTTATTTTAACATTTCTTTTAATTCTTCTTCATATTTCCCCTCGGTAAACTCAACAAATGTTTTGTGTCCGATAAAGTAATTAATTTGCATATTAAAGTTTTCTATTTGAGTAAATAGATGTGTACCAGAACCAGACAGATTTGCACTATTTTTAATTATTCCAATATCAAGAGTTCCATCTAATAACATTTCTACTACACGACCCGAATATTTAACTAATGATTCAATAAGTTCTTTTTCCATTTCATTCAATTGATTAAAGAAGAATGTACCAGTAATATCTTTAGTACCAGTTCCTGAATACTCTAGGAATAATCTTTCAATCCAACCAAGAGTTTTACTTCTTATTTTCATTTCAATATCAACATTTCTGATTGTAATATCATCTAAGATTTTATTGAAAGCTTTAAATGTGTTATAAGCTAGTGGTTCATCATCATTTTCATAAGCCCAATACTTACCATTAACAATTGTATCAGCATTGTAATTTCCTTTAATGAAATTAACAAATAGATCTTTTACTAATTCATTTTCATTTAATTTCTCTATCACATATCTTTGGTACAATGGCAGATTTTGAAAAGCATGTTGTTCCATTATGCCAACATCTTTATTTCCACATAAATATATAATATAGTTTGATAACCATTCAGGTGATTGTAAGTTAACTTTTTCTACTGCAGTCATTATTTGTTCTCTCCCTTGTTTAATTCCATATATGATTTCTCAACTTGGTCATAAATAAAATCACCAACTATAGAAATAAATTTATTAATTTCATTTAATAGTTTTACATCTGAATCATTTCTTAACTTAGCATTATTATAAACATCATTTAAATTAATAATACCTGTTAATAACTTATCTACTACTCTTTTTGAATCCTCATCAAGATATTTCAATAATTTAACTTTGTCCTCATTTCCTCCACCTTCAACGATTTTAATTAAAGCGTTATCTGAAAGACATTTATATCCTGATGCTTTACATGATGTAATATAAGTATCTAACCAACTCTTAATTCTATTTTCAATTATTCCTTCTTTTTTAATTCTTCTTACTGCAAAATCGTCTAAAGCATCATTGAAATGCATAATATAATTGAATAACTTTTCATCATTCTTTTTCTCAAAGTTTCGTCTTATCATAACCATAGGATCATAAATACCTAATAAAATATTATCAATAAATTCTTTTGTAATCTTATTCTCCTCTAATTCAACTAATAAACGTTGTCTAATTGCAGATAGATATGAGAATTGACCATTAACAACAATATTCTTATCCCCATTTTGAATAGAACTTCTTAAATAGATACCCATCCATTTAGGCATTTCTAAAACAGTAATCTCTTTCTCTTCTGCTTTATACGTGTGTTTAATCATAAATAAATCTCCTCCAATAAATTATATATTATTATACAGATTTATAATATATTATTACAAAGTCATTTAAATTTTTAATAATTAATACTTATTAATATAAAATATTATCTATATTATAATTTATAAAAATAACTCATTTATGCTACAATTAATTATTCAAAAATTACCAAAAAAATAAAGACTATCATTATAGATAGTCTTCCTCACTTAACCCTACATATTTTCTAAGGTTAGCAAGTTCTTTAAATATTTCTAGAGTTGACACTTTGTTATTAAATATATTTGCACTAAAATCTTTCTCTGCATCCAGTATGATATATGGTAATGCATCACCATTATACATTTCAAATTCATTAACATCTATTTTATCTTTAGGATCACCTTTAAGAACGATATATTTATCATCAACTGGATTTCTTACTAATACTTTATAAGCATGGTACATGTTAACTTTCTTACCATTGAAATTACCCATTAAAGACATTTTAAGATTAGAGGTTCTCTTTTCAACTATTTCTTCTTTAGTTAATACTTCTTTATCTATGTCTTCATATAAGAAATCATAAATAGAATTAAAGAATGGATCTGAAATAATTTCACCTTCTCGGTTAATTGGCATTCTTTTTCTTTCACCAATTAGATACATGTATTCATCCTTATCTCTCATTTCATCACATATCTTAGCTATTTCTTCAAAAATTGGAACAGCATTTCTATTAAAATCAGTTCCATATAAGAATAAATTCTCTATACAGAATTTACCACTATTAATCTGCTCTAGAGAAAGGTTATGGATATTAGGATGCTGGAACTTAGTGATATCCAAATTATTATCTCTCTGTTTTAATACTAGTATTCTTCCATCAACTGGGTTCCTAGCTATAACATTTGTAGATATTTCAATAAATCTATAAGAGTATAATACCATATTTCTTAATTTAGAAATTAATTTATTTACATCCACTAAAGCTTCTTTTCTGTTTTTATTTACATCTTCATATAATCCCATTATAATTACCTCTTTCGTTTTATATTTATAAAATAAGGAGGATACGTAACAAATAGGTATCCTCCTGAATTATTAGTATACTTCTTTTTTCTCATTGTAAAGTTCATATTCATCACATAATGATCTCAGTTCTTTAAAGAAATGTAATGCATGGTCATCAAAGTCATCTTTTGTTAATAGTAAGTTTTCCATATCGAAGATAGGTGCAATATTATCATAATCTCTATCATCTTCAATAGTTCTTCCATGATGCTCAAACTTACTTAAATCAATATCCTGTTTAGCCCAATTTTTTACTAGAAGTAATCTTCCATCAGTTGGGTTTTTAACAATAACATTTTTAGGACTAGTTACTATTCCTTTATGGTATTTAACCCATGTTTTAAGAAACATCTTGTTATCCTCAATCTTTTGTAAGATTGAAAATGTTTCCATACCTGTTTCTTTTTCTTTCTTTACAGGTGACGTATACTTCTTTTCTTTAACTCTATATGATTTACCATCTGTAGTAGTAATTATAGCATTGCTATTTTTAGTTAAGATATTTAATGCTTCTTTAAATTCAATTTCCTTTGGTTCTTCTACTTCAGCAGGTACTACATTTAAAGTATCACCTTCAAAATCATCTAAAGGTCTTCTTTTAATATGCTTAATTTCTATCTTTCTATCAGAATCTGAATTACTTGTTGAAAAATTAACTATCATATCAACACTATTAACCATTTTACTTGAGCTACCTAAATGCTCTTTTTCATACATTTTGCAGATTTCATTCATTCTTCGGATTGGTATGTATAGTGGATTAGATTCATTAACCATTATCTTAAATAGTGGTTGTAACTCATCTGCATTGAAACCTAAAGTGCTTCCTAATCCCATTAAGTCTAGTAATAATTCTCTTGAATTAGGTTCAGTTAGTAAAGCGTTAATTAAATCCTTTTTCTGATAATCATTTAAAGCAATTTTATCAGTTTCTTTTGTTAAACCTTCTGCTCTGTTCTTATACTTTCTTACATCCATAATAAATCCTTTAACCCATTCTGGTAAATTTAAAGTTACTTGTCTCATAATATTTATTCCCCTTTTATTTTAATTTTATTTTACTTCTTTATAAAGCATGAATATTGAATTTATTACTATGCGATTATTTTGATCAAATGTTGATGAGAACTTTAAATCTAATATCTTTAAAGTCATATCACATTCAGGACCAATGAATTTATTCATCTGATGTTCTGCTGTAACAACATTATCATTAACAATTACATCTGTAAATATTTTTGGTTTAATTTCAGTATTATTAGCTATAATATTTATTGGATACATTTCACATTCCCCCCTAGTTATATAAAATAAACCACTAGCATATTTCATACTAGTGGTCTACTATATTAATTTCCTTTGATTTTAACTTTTCTTCCACTATTCAATAAGATATATTGATAGTCTTTTTCTGAATTAACAATGCTTAGAAATTCATCAAATGATATAATTTCTACATTATCATCAACCATTGGTTCTTCTTCATCATTAATTACAGATATATGAGATGGATCATGTTCAACGAATAATCGGTTAAGATGCACTATAGGTTCATAGATATATTCATCTTCATATACAAGAGTAATGAAAGCATCTCGTACATCTTCCTTGAAATAAGTGCCATTGCAGATACCATCAAAGACATCTGCAACAACATTATCATTTCTAATTTTATTCATTAACTCTAATTGAGTTCCAGTTAATTTAGGACTTAATTCAAACATGCCATTCAGGAATTCACCTTTATTAGCATACTTTCTAAGTTCTTTCATATAAAATTTAAGCCATTCTGGTGCAATTAATTTTGTTTTAGCTTTAACTACCATATTAATTTTCCTCCTCTTCTTTAATCGTAATCTTCTTACCATTACGTAATTCAATATGTGAATAATTACCGCTTAGAAGAAGCTCTAATACTTGTTTAAGAGTGCGTTCTTCTACTTGATTGTTCAATGTTGTTGTAGCGTTTGTATTAACTGCAGTAATACTCTTGAATAATTCATTAATCTTTACTACACCAGGATATAATTCATCGTAATCAAAGTAAGTTTTATTTAAAACACTTACTGGATGCTTAGATTGAAAAATAGTATCCATTAACTTTTTCATATCTGAGCTTTCTTGAATCGTTTTAAGTACTTGCTTTTGTTCTTTATCTAATTGTTGATGATTTACCATAGTAGTAAAGAATCCTTCACCTCTATTTTTACCTTTACTAACATTAACCGCATAATTTTTTAACCATTCTGGAATTTCAATTGTAATTGACATCCTAATATACCCCCTTGTAAATTTAATTTAATTTAAACTTCTTACCATTACGCACTATGTAATCATAGTCATCGTTAAAGATGATCTTAAGACCTTCTTTAAAATTCATTTCTTCTATTACATCTTTCTCACCTCCTAAAACAGCTCTATCAAAATCTGTCATTTCATCCAATTTCTCTTCTTTTATTTTACCATATGTAAAATAATTCATATAAAGAGGAAATCCCTTTTGTTTTAATATTTGTTTTAATGTAAAATTTGTATTAACGAGTAGTAAACTAAAGTTATATAATTTTTCAAATTTATCATTAAAGCTTTCATAATACACTGAACCGTCTATTTGATCTATAGTTTGACATTTCAGTGTATGCTCAAAGAAATATTTGGAATCATTACTTTCCATGATTTCTTTAATTGCATTACCAATATCCTTTTGCATATTGTTAATGTATTCTTGTAAAAGTTCAGGATTTAATTCTTTATAAGCAATTAAGAAATCCTTAAACCATTTTGGTAAATTTAAATGTAAGCTTCTACTACCTTGATTATTTTTAATCATAATAAATTTTCCTCTCATTTATCCTTATTTTTAATATATACGTAAGTTAAGACATTTGTTATAATTAACAATGCCGCTAATATTGTCATATCACTCATATCTTTATCTAACAATCCACGATCATAACACCTACATATATCGCTTATTTGTGTCAATCGTTATTGCTCCCCATTATTAGTCCAAGTTCATTTACTGTTTTATACGTAAGATTATCAAGTATTTCAGTATTATTAGTTCCATAATAAAGTTCTTCCTCTAATCCTTTATAAAATCTTGCTAATTCAATTTTTCTTATTAAAGGATCATAGGTAAAGTCAATTAGTTCTCCTTCCTTAAATCCTTCCTTACTAGCTTCTTGTCTCTTTTCATAAAGATTAATTTCGGCTAATTCATCATTATCTGTAATGAAGAATGATTTCTTATTTCCTTCTTTTACAATTAGTTTACATTCACCACTTAATAAGTCATCTAAAGCATCTGTAAAGGATACTAACATACTACATACTTTTCCTACATTATGAGTATTTATTAACTTTCCTCTGTATGGAAAAATATCTACCCCAGTCATTGCATTTATTGCTTGTTTTTGTTTGTCTGTTACTCCTTCTAGAATCATAAGTTCTTTATTACTTTTTATCTTGTCTAATGCTCTTCTCGTATCAGCATCATTTTCTTCTTGTTCTGCTAATACAACTTCTCTTGCTTTAATAGATGTAGCATACTGCTTAGGTTTAAGGAACTTAGGATCGATTTCAGATTTAGACTTACTCTTTTTAAATCTTTTTGGATTATCTAAATCTTCATTATCGCTAGCTTTTAATATTTCATCCCTTCTATCACTGATTCTCTTAATCATTTCATAATGTTCATCACCTTCTTTGAATGTTTTCATTTTAAGTGTATGAAGCATGATTTCATTATTGAAAATCTTATAAATAAATTCCTCTAATTCTTTATCACCATTAACAAATGCTTTCATTAATTCTTGTAGATCTTCAGATTGCTTAAAAATATCCATCTTAAAAGCATGTGTATTATACTCATCTGAATGTAATTGTAAATCCTCTGCAAACACCATAATCCACATTGGTAAACGTAATTGTAATTCTTTCATTTTAAATTCCTCCAGTTTAGTTATATATTATAAATTATATGGACTACTTCGATTTCAGCTAATGAGAGTAGTCTCTAGTTTCTAAGCTATGTTTAACCTCATTATAATCAATACATAATTCATTTAATAAGTCACTAGTAAGATTTGCATCTTTAAGTTCACCTGTACCGTCTTCATTCTTAAAGAGGTGTTTTAATTTACCATTAGCAATAAATAAATATTCAGGCTTATCTTTCAATTCAATAACTTTTACTTTGTTAGCTTTCATTAATTGTAGACCTTGTAATACAGTGAAAGTAGGTTCTTCTTTCTTCTTAACAGTTGTATAAGATTTAGAACCATCAGCTTTTACTTTACTTTCTCTAATTACTTTTCCAATTAAATCAATTACATTCATAGTAGCCATTTTCTTTTGAATTCGATATTGTAGTGTAAAGTCTTTCATACCATCTACTTCTTCTTTAAGTTTTTTATAAATAAATAATTCATCTTTACCTTCATATTTCTTATTCAGTGTTTCAATAAACTCAACGATTGCATTTTCTGTAATGTTTGTCATAATAATCTCTCCATTTTTTATATATTTGTAGGTGTAATACAATTATCGGATCATACAAAACCGTTAAAAATATCCACGATTTGTATAAATTATAATTGTATTACATAGTTATAATATGTACTTAAAACCTCTGTAAAAACGGTTAAAAAAAAAATAGAATAGAGAAGTAATTATCTCTATTCTATTTCTATTATGTTAGTTCAATTGAAGTGATGTTAATTCTGAAATAACTTTCTCAAAGTTATCAACACGACTTTTATCAGCTACGATAGTGAATTCTTTAGCATTTAAGATGTCACCACTAAGTTCAACATCTTTAATATTATTAGGTATAAATTGTCCTTCTTCCATTATGTCAGCTTCCATAACATGACCATCTTTGATGAAGTAGAATTTACCATCTTTTTCCATATGAGTAAATACTTCTTCATCACGAAGTAATTTAATACCATATAAGAAGTCATCACATTGCATACGAACAATATTTGGATTCATCATATAAGCATTGTAATCAGCTTCTACTTCCTTAAGTTCTGCATAACGAGTTGGATTTAAATCTTTTACAAATGATACAGCGCCTTCACCAGCTTTAGACATGATAAGTGCATCAACATCTAATAGACGTTCTTCAGCATTAGTAATTTGCTTTACTTCTTCTTCTACTTGACATAGAGCACAGTCACATTTTTCATCTTCTTCTTGTTCTTCCTCAAAATAAGCTTCTATAGAGTTATCAATTGAAGAACCAATTTTTTCTTTAACATAGTCTGGAACATTTGGATTTAATAAAACGCCTTCCATTAAAGCATTATATCCTTCTTCAGCACCTTTAAGAGCTTCATATCGTTCTGAATCTACTGCTTTCGCTTTTGCTAAACCAATTACACCTACTGTATCAATAAATACTTTATCAACATTTAATAATTCTTCTCGTGATGCTAGAATAGATTCAACTTTCTCTTCTACATCACAGAATGGACATTCACATGTATTAGCATGATCTTCTTTAACATCTTCAGAACCTTTAATCATTGAATTATGTGCTTCAACAACTTCACTTAACATCATAGATTTAGGATGTTGCATAATTTCCTCATAGCTTTCACCTTGCTTTAGATGAGACTTGATGACATTTTTAAGATTGATATATTTACCATTCTCAATTCCATCTTCAATAATATGAGAAATACGACAATTAATGCAATCACATTTCTTTTCAGTTTCAGAAGTTTCATCACTACCTAAACCTTCCATGAATTTAGTAAGCATTAAAGCTTCAGCCATTGTTTGGTTAATTCCATTAATAACATCTTGTAACATTGAATAGATTGTTGTTTTCTTGAATATAGGTAAACCAAATCCACCAAATTCTTCTACAAACATTTTATCAAGATCAAGTGTATTATTTAAATCTGGTTCACTAATAAATCCTACAATCTTACCTTCTAAACGTTCCACAATACCAGACCCATCTTTTAATTTAAGTAGACCTAATACTTTTTCAATAGCTTTAAGTGCTGCTTCTTTAGAAGGGTTTTCTTCTTTAAGTTCTTTATTGACTTTATTTGTAGCAGTTTCAGAAATATCATTTCCAATAAGATATTTATGAAGTTCTGTTTTAACTTCATCAGGAGCATAGTTAATAAAGAATTCTGCAGTATTATATTCAGCTGGATCTTTGATATCTTTGATTTTAGCAACTAAAGAATTAAAAATTACTGCTGGTGTTTGACCTTTATTTTCTTTCTTGTTAGCTTCAACTAATTCATGTAAAAATGCTGGTACGATTAATCCGTTTCCTACTTTGATGTCTTCCATGCGGTTTGTTTTGTTTGTGTTTGTCATAATGTTTCTCCTCCAATAATTAAATTAAATAAATTATACTATATTATATTGTATTACCCTTATATAATATATTTTTAAAATCTAGTTTAAAACGCCAATAGACCTATAAGAATGCAGATATACATATTCAGCATTTAATACATCATTAGTTAATTCAGCCAAACCTGCATAAACAATTTGGTTGCTTTCATTAACATCGGCTTCTATTAAACTCCCTCGTCTTTTATCAATATAAAATATTGAATCCCCATCACATGAAACATGTTTAAATAGATTAGGATATTCCATTAATAATTTAATTGCAAATAAGAAGTCTGGAACTGAAAGAATCATATCTACACGATTATTACTAATACTTAGCTTTAAATAATCTTTAAATCCTCGCAATCTGTCATCAGTTTTATCAGACACTAATAATTTATGAGGTTTCTTAAAATCACTAAATATTGCTACAGCTCGATAAAAGTCTGTCTCAAAAGTACTAGGATGAACAAGTTCCTTCATTTCAATTAAATTATTGAAAGCATCATTACCAATTAAATCTTTAAAGATTTTAATAATAAATTTATATTCATTGTCTTCCATACTATCTAAATATAAATTAAATGCTGTTTCTCCACCAAAACCACTATAAGTAAAGGAACTCTTTTTTATAAGTTCTATAAAAGTTTCAAAATTCTTTGGAATTTCTTTTAACATGAATACTGGTGATTCTAATGTCTGAGTCATAGTATATTCTCCTCAAATTTAAATTTCTCTATATAAATAAAGATATTATTTTATTCATTAATTACCAAAAAATAAAAGGAAATCACAGAATGTAATCTATGATTTCCTCTTTAATTATTTTGATTCTTGTTCTTCTTTTCTCCACCACCAAATATGAGGTGAAAGTATATCAGTTATAACTTGGTATTTATCCTCATCATCTCTTGGATAATCTCTATCTAATTCAAAAGCGGCAGGAGTAAATCCATCTGGGTTTTCAGCTTTAATTACTAATCGACCACCTTTAAAATAACTAGCAATTATTGCAGGTTGATCTCTATAGAATACTTTTCTACCAATAATCCTCTCTTCAAAACCTTTTTCAAAGAATGAGATTGGATGTTCTTGTAATTCAAATAAAATCTGTCTAGCTTTACTTAGACAATAATCTAATGACCCTCCACTCACATCAAAGAAGTCTTCACCATTTCTTGTGATAACACAATTACTTCCTTCTCTAACTTCAGTTTCATCCCATTTAGTTTTAGTATAGTTATTAGTTTCAAATCTAATACCCCAACAAATTGTATGACCTGAGAATTGCATTAGATTTTTATGAGTAGGTGTTTCTCCTTCATAACAACACCAATAACAGTTCTCACTAAATTTTCCACCTAAAGTATGATTATATCCATCTAAACGATATACCTCTAGACGTTTTCCACCTAATGTTGCATCCCAACCAATTCTTTGTAATTTAGATAAGTCAGTATCTTTGTTAATTAGTTTAATTTCAGCCATGATAAATCCTCCTAGAATATTTTCTATTTATTTGTTACTAGGAGATTTTATCTTTTAAAATCAACAAGCTTATAATAATATCATCTTTACCTGGCACTCTATTGACCTCTACAATATAATCTATCATTTTAATTTCCTCAAATATGGAAGCAATTGCAATCTCAATACCTGTTATTCTTCCATCAATAGGACGCTGTCTGATATATTTACGTGAAATTTTATAAATTATTCCTTTAAGTTCTTTAACGTCTTTTACTTCCAATAACTCCAATAATGATTTACTCATAAATAAATCTGAGAATTGTTTTATAAAGAATTCTTTATAATCAGAATTCTCTATAGATACTTGATCTAATTTAATAAGTTTAAATACTTTTATTTTTACAAATTTATCTTGGTTCATTTAAATTATTCCTCTCCACTTTTATAATAGTTCTACGTACTTTCATTGGTTGCATTTTAAACATTTCTAATTGCGCTCTATTAAGGCTAAATATTGCTTCGGTTAATTTCTTTATCATCATTTCTCTATTATTAGTCATTTTGGTACCTCCCACTCCATTCTTCAATATCTTTTATTTTAATTACTTTAGATGGATTGTCATGTAATAAATTCATTATTGCTTTCATTCTTGCAGAATATTTATCTTTTTTACCAAAACAATCTAATTCATATAACGTTTTAGACGTGTAATAAGGTCTAAAGTTTTTATCAAATCCAAATGCATATTTATCATGATTGAATTTATCTTTTTCACTAGGTACAATAGTTCCATAAGTAATACCTTTATATAGGGAAATCTCATCTCCATCATTTAAAGCTATGCATACTTCCCATCTAGCACCTTTAAACTGATGTTCCTCTATTGTATCTAACATCCATTTAACATTTACACCAACTGCAACATCTTCAATATGTAAAGCAGTGTCTTCAATAATATTATTCTTTCCTGCTTCTAACGCT